GGGATATTTAGATAGTAATTTGGATCATTTTAATGACAAAGTAAACCAATCCAAAGTTTATGTTATACCTTCCAGTCACTGGAGTGATGCCGTAGATGCCACAAACGGTTTAGAACTTATAGATACATTTGAAAAAAATAAAAACTATTATCACACCTGGCGTAAAAAGGGTTATAAAAATATAGTAAATAGGTTCACTAGGATATATGGTTATAGTTTGGAAAATTTACTTGACCCAGATAAGTTCATTCAAGGCGATGGTGATGTATATCAAAAATTACAAGGACTTGGTATTGAAATCACTCACAAAGGCGACAGCAGAAAAGGAGCACCTGGACAAGAAGATTTATTCCCAGATGAAGAAACACAAAATCCCAAAAGCGGAGAGCCATTAAACAGAAGTAGTGGCATAAGTTGGGAAAATATGGATGACGAGGCAGAGCAAAAACGTTTTGATGCATTTGATTGGGACTATTATCCAGCAAAAATGAAAGATGTGGTTGCAAAAGAAATGGCCAATAAAGAAAGTAGTGCAGGTAGTTTTAAAGTAGCATTAGATAATATTCTTAAAAAAGTACTTGACGGTGATGTAGGTATAGACAAAGACGATTTAGGTAAACCCATAGACAAGTTAGCCATAGCGGGTGGCCATGAGCCAGACAGTGGTGGCTCCTCAAATGGCATAGCAAATGAAACAAACTGGGGCAACTTGGCAGACTACTTAGGTATAGAACGTGGCGTAAATGACCAGGGTGTAGAGTTATTGAGAGTTGTAGTTAATCGAATTGACGGTAACCACAACTGGAAACCAAAAGAAACCGACGAGAATGGCAACAATGTAATTGGATTGCCTAGATGGGCCGCCGCAGTAAGAGAAGCAGAAAAATATATCAGAGACAACTACAATGTTAGTGGTGGCAACTATTTTAGAAAAGATGCAGACGGTAATGATGGCGATGATGTAAGTGGTGTATATAGTACACCTGACCAACAAGTGAACACAGATTACGATAAAGCCAGATCAGATTGGCCAGGCTTTGATAGAATGATGCAAAATGGTATGCACAATTACTTAGCACGTGGCGAAGTAAATCACTTAGTAGGATTTTTAAACAATCCAGATAATGATAATGTTTTCAAATCAAAGGTTTTACAAACTATCAAAGGCACAATATACCCTTTTAATAGTTTCCAAGATGCACTAGCGGCCACACGTAGAAGTAATGAAAGTGTGTTTACCAAGTTTGATAAATTACCGTTAGAAGAACAGTTGCGTATAGTATCAAAATCCACAGTACTGGAAAAATTAAGTAAAAAAAGTGAAGGCCCGGCCAGTGACGCCTTGCCAGACAATAGTATACCTCACTTACTTAACAAATTATTATCACAGCCAATGCCGGCAGGCGACTTAAAGAAACAAATGGATGCCTATTGGGCCATGCCAGTACCACAAATGCTATCAGATTTCAGAGCTGTTAGAGGCACAGGTGGAGATAAATCAGATTTAAGGAATGTACTTAAAAGATATATTAACTCTCAGTTAGATCCTAGTATAAGGAAACAAGTAAAGTTAGTTGAAAACAAAGATGACGTGATTGATAAAATACGAGACTTACCGGATGAAGACGAGCAGACAAGTAAAATAGTTTCTTATATTGAGCAATTATTAGATGATATGGGTGTTGGAGGCAGACTAGCAAGTTTAACTGCAAAATTAGATGATATAGATGACGCAGAGGTTAAAAGAGCAAATATAAAACTTGCAAAAATGATTGCTAGTATAGATATGACTCCTTTAGAAAGAGCACAACTTTTTGCTAGTTGGAAAAAAGATAAAATTATTGATATTAATAAAATGCTGTCTGGTGGCTCATATCATTTCTCAGAAATATTTAAAGGGTATAGTAAAGAAAATTACATGACAGAATTTGTAGATGATTTATCTGATATAGATTCTTATGGAGTAGGCGCTGGAGAATTTTTACTGTCAGTTTTAAGTAGAAAAATTAGAGGGATAGGCTCTACAGGAGGTTCAGGAGATTTAATTGTTGATGGCAGAAGTGTTGAAGTAAAAACAAAGACTAAAGAGAATGCTCGTTTTTATGATGACAATGTAAAGCCAGATCAATCATGGGCTGGTAGAACTGAAGGATTTAAAAAGGATTTTGCAGATATAGAAGAAGTAGCAAATATGCCTAGTTCAGGAATGAATCAAAGCCAGTTAGTGAGTATGCTCCAGAATCCAAAATTACAACAAGATCCTGCTAGAATGAAAAAGGTGCTTAGATCACTTGCTGGAATTATACAAGCAATTATGCCTAATATAAACTCAAAACAGGTTAATTTAATAGTCAAAACAGCACAAAGTAATGATGCTAATGCATTTAAGCAAACTTATGGAGCATATAATATTTTAAATTATCTTAATGTTAAACGTAATAAAGGTGATTTAGAAGGAATATTATTTATGAACAAGCAGACTAAAATGTTATCATATGTAAAAGACTTAGATGATATTAAAAATAATTTTGTGTTAGTTGTTAATACAATTTATCCAATTAGTAGTATAATAAGGAATCCGTTCCCACAAATAGGATTGAAAACAAAATGAAACTAAGAAATATCTTTGAAAACCAACCAAGTCTACCAGGTATACAAAATGCTAAAATACAAATGACTTATCTACCCAAAGATAAATGGGATTGGACTGATTATGCAAAAGATGTATATAATCAAGGTGGTTTAAATGCATTATTTGATTTTCTTGCTAAAAAGTTTAAGCAATCCGCAGAAGAAATTAAACAAGATTATGATGGTGACAGAGCACAATTTACTTCAGAAATAGAAGCAGTAGAAGAATACCTTGACATTATGAGTAAAATACCATTAAATGCTGAAGCCGGAGGCGGTGGTGGCGGTGGTGCCGGAGGCGGTGGTGGCGGTGGTGCCGGAGGCGGTGCTGGAGCCGGAGCAGGTGGCGGTGCAAGTGCTGGTACAGGAGCAAGTTCAGGTGGTGATGGTGGCGGAACAAGTTCAAGCGGAGACGGAGGGTCTGCAGACAGTGGCGACACTGGTTCCTCTGACTCTGCCCCTACAAGTGATGCTCCTGTCAGTAGAGGGTATGCATTTTTAGGTAGTATGGTACCAGGCAAAAAGAAAAAGAAGAAAAAGAAGAAAAAAACAAAAGATTTTGATTTCGGTAAAGGCGTTTATTAAAGATGAAATTATTTGAATTACAAGACAGACCTGAGCAAGAAAAGAATTTTGACAGAAATGTTATGCCTCAGATCAGAAAAGATAATTTACAAAACTCACCTTTTCAATTTAAAAAAGGTAAAATTCGTCTGGATAAACTAAAACCGGTACAAAGCCAACGTGTAGAAGGTATGCATGATAAAGCAAAGCAGGGCTTTGCTGATGGTAGCATTAGACCCATAGTTATAGATAAAAACAATTATATCGTAAATGGACATCACAGATATGATGTTGCAAGAGGGTTAGAGCTAAAGAAAGTCAGGGTGTTAAAAGTAGAAGCCTCAGTAGAGGATCTTATTGAGTATTTTACAGACACAGCAAGTCCTGAGCCCACATATGAACAAATTATGAAAGCAAAAGTAGATAGTTTAATGGAAACTATTGAAGCATCACAAGACATAAGTGCATTAATGAAAGCCATAGAGGCAGACTTAAAGCAACGTGAAAAGGACTTAAAACGACTGCCTAAAAAGAGTGTGTACGAAGCACCTATAATTAGACCCCAAGGATCTTATGATCCAGATGCCAACGATGCATATAATACTGCTACAAATAGACGTCCTCCTAAATATGATTATGATCCTGAAATGGATTACAGACCAGGTAAAAGTTTAGGTAGTATTCCAACTATACAATCTGAAACTGAAGTAGTACAGATGCCTAATGGAGATTTGTATTTGTTTTATGCTAATACTAAACCTAAATCTACTACACCGGAACAAAAAAGCATATGGCAAAAGTTTGTTACCACAATACTAAAAAATCCTAAAGCAAACCAAACTGGACCTAACAAAGAAAAAAATGTACTAGGTTTCTTAAAACTAAACCCTTTTGAGGACGGATACAGAGTTGCTGGTGTTGGTATGGACCCTGAAATACGAGGACAAGGCAAAGCAATAAAATTGTACTTGGCCTTTAGTGCCTGGAAAGGCGTCCCTATATATTCAGATTTTTCACAAACGCCTAGTGCTAAAACAATGTGGAGCAGTATAACAGCCCGATATCCCAAAAGAGTCGTTGCTTATGACCAGAAAAGTAAAAAAGATATACCTTTAGTCAAAGCAGGAGATATGTATCAAGATCAGCCAGATGATTTTGATAAAATGACTCAGCAGAAAGCCACAAAAGTTTTAGGCGGTACTAAACTGTTTAAGTTGTTACCAGAGGGCGAAGTTATACACAAGAACTTTGGACGTGATCAATCAATTGAAAAACAAATAAATCCAGGTGAACCACAAAAAGCCTATGATGCCTATGATGGTGATTACCTTCCATTTTATTTCAGCAATGGTTGGAAACTAAACGTAATGGACCCAGAATACTCAAATTATGAACATGAAGTTTGGGTATTAAAAGATGAAAATGGTAAACAAATAGAAAAAGGCGAAAAACAATCTGATCTTATATCAACATTACAAAACATGACACAAATACCTATACGAGAAAACTTTCCTGTACCACCAACTAATGATAAGTTATTGCAAAAAATTAGGGACTGGAAAATAAGAGGTCACCATGGTGACGTTGCTCGAGCTCCAGGGATACCTGCATTAGGAGTAACTCCTGGAGATAGTGAATTATTTAGTATGTGTGATAATTATTTATTGAACCCAGATAAACCTATGGCAGGTAAAATAGAAGTAATACAAAAACTAGATCTTGCAATGGATATGGATTCATCTACAACTCCTACAGAAAAAGATGTTTATGATTATATAAGAGGTACAGGAGTAGATATGCCATTTATACCACCAGACATAGATGAAAACTTTGCTGACGGTAAAGTGAAAGGAAAAAGTCGTCCAGGCAGAGTAAAGAAGTCAGGTGCAAGTTGTAATGGCTCAGTGACAAGTTTACGCAAAAAAGCAAAAAACAGCAGTGGTGAGAAGTCAAAAATGTATCACTGGTGTGCCAACATGAAGGCTGGCAGAAAAAAATTTAAATAAATAGTAGTATGTCCAAATACAGTAAAAGATTTTACACTGGTAAATCTATATCTAGTCAAGATAAAAACATTGCATTACCAGAATACTTAAATGAAGTAAAAGAAAATACCAGTTATGGTGAAAGAAGCCGCAACTCAGATTCCTCTACGAATGAACTGGAACATCCGCCAGACCAATACAAAATAGACTTGCATGATATGAGAACAGCTCTTAATTATCATCTACAAGGGTTTACTAAGTATCTTAAACAGAACGAACTATCACCAGATAGCAAATATTCTAAATCTGTAAATTGGTTTCCTTCTGATACTGAAGATTTATTTTATACAAATATGAAAGACGAAGTCACAAGTGGACTCATGGAAAAGGCAGGTTGGTGTAGTAAAGATAAAAAACCTAAGGATGATCTTACATACAATGTAAATAAGCATGGATTCAGGTGTATTAATTTTAGAGGAAAAGATCCAAGACCTGGAATTTTAAGTTTAGGGTGTAGTTTTACATTTGGTATAGGTTTAAAAAATAGTCAAACATTTGCACAAAAAGTTGCTGATAACTTTGGTATGGAAAATTATAATCTTGGTGTCCCAGGACGCGGACTAGATGTATTAGCAATATATCTCAGTATGTTTATAGAAAGGGAAATAGACATCAACTTGATAAAGGCTATTGTGGTGTTCCTGCCACCACCAGGAAGAGAAACGATTTTTAATTATAGTCATGGATGTTTAAAAATGACTGATGCTCATTTAGACGTTTTAGCATCTACTAATTATTATCAAGATAGTTTTTTAGATGAACTAGAAGAGATTGATGATGACATATTACAGAAATTTGGTAAATATGATGCAATCGACAACAGAGAGAAAGTTAGAGGAATGTTAGAGGACGGGTTATATGGACACCTGCAAAAATTTAGATCTAGTCTATATGAACACAACTATTTTACACAGGAAAATAATTTTAAAAGAGACATACTTAATGTTAACTCAATAAAATTGTTTGCTATGACGCATAATATTCCATTAGTAATACAACAAAATAAATCACTTATTTATAAAAGGTATTTAAATACCTTTGCAAATGCTCCAGACTTTGACCTTGCAAGAGATATGAGGCACCCTGGGACAATAACGCATCATAACATTGCACAAAGTATCATATCAAAATTAAATATTCATTTAACATAGATAAATAGTTATATGCTTATAAGAGATATAATAAATGAGACTACCAGTGCTGGTGGTATAGCCACAGTTGCTCAACCTATGGGTAAAATGATTAAGCGACCTAATCCTAGTATATATGGGAAGAAGAAAAAAACTACTGAAGATCAGGTACCTTATCTACAAAGACCTAACACAGGATATGCAAAAGCAATAGCAGATTATTTAAGATTAAATCCTGGTAAAACAGAAGAAGATTTTAAACTGCTTACACCTAAAAAACAAGAGAAGTATCTAGACAAGTATTTAGAAAGCAAAAAACAGAAAATCAGAGTCGCAGAAAGTAATCCACGCAGAGAAGCCGCAGTAAAAGTATTAGTAGATAAGATTAAGGCTAAAGGTTTAGACCAATTCAGAGAATATCAAGGTAACATTGACCGCGATGCAATAGAATCATATATGGCTCGTAACATGCCGGATAGTTATAGAGGTCGTGATACAGGCAAAGCCATAGAAGACGCTATGGCAGAATTAGAATCATCGTTTGTTGAAGGCAAAAGCCCACACAAAAAAGGCACCAAAAAATACAAAAAACATATGGCGGCAATGCACGCCGGATAGTATGAGAGCAGTCAAAGATAAAAACAAATATTTAAACTTAATCAGTAGTACTGAAGCAAGGTTATTCAATAAAGTTGATTTATCAGGCTTCGTAAGTGTAAATACATTAGACGAAAGAGAGCAATATATTGCAGAAGAACTTTATAAAAAAGATGTACTGCAAAAAATACAAAAAGGTGAGCAAGTTGGCTACAAAATCTACCCACAAAAGGAAAAACTACAATAAAAAGTTTTTAGCAAAAAAATTAGATGGTTTAGCAAAGAAAGTTGCTAAACGTGATGTTTTTATTGTTAAAAAAACTGATCCTGGATATAATATAGTAAACTATGTAACTAAAGAAGTTCTAGTTGAAAATGTGCCTTTTCTAAATGTTGCAAAAAGAGCCTGCAAAAGTTTTAATGCTTCGAAAGAAAAAGTAAACGGATCCTCAATGCAAAAAGATGTAGATATCTATTTTAAGCACTATATGGATATACAATTTTATAAAAATACAGTAAAAACAAGCCAAGATAAAAACAGAGTATTTAATGCAGGTGTAAGAATGGCAGATAGTTTAGACTACATAAGAGAAGCAAAACTCAGACTGTCATATTTTTAAGACAAAAAATCTAATAAAATGATAAATAAGGAGTATATAGAATATACTTTAGGAAGAAACTATGTTTATTAGAGATTTTAATCAGCAAGGTCAAACAAAGATCAACAAAATTAACGAATTGTTAAGTAAAGAATTCGGTATGTCAATTAAGACATCTTTCCCTAAGAAAGAAAAATTAAATAACATATTAGAAATGTCAAACAAAGCAATTATCAAACTGAAAGATTCCAGCAAGAACTTTCAGTTAGAACCAGAATATGCAAAATTTTTAGGCATTAAAGATATAATGCAAACTATGATTGCAGAAGGCATGTATGCTGAATCACCTGCAAATATCCAAATGAAAGAAAAACTGTGTGCAGAAGTACAACAGTTGATGGATAGCGGATGTACTGAATCAGAAGCAGTCACAAATTGTATGGTTAACTTTAAAAAAGGTCCAACAGCTCACAGCGAAGAATGGGCACTTCCTATAGTAATGATGGCGGCAAAACAATATATGCAAGACAGTAATTGTGAATCATTAGAAGAGATTGCTGTTGAAGGTCCTAATACAGATTTAAACGAATACCTACTAAGCGAACTAGCAAAAGAAGTAGGTGTTGAACTTACAGACCCTTCAAGCATAGATGCTATAGAAGAAAAACTTGGATTGTTTGCTGAAGTATCAGGTAAGAGCAGAGACTCAGTTGTTGGCTTCCTAAACGGCTTAGAAGAAGATGCATTACCACAAGGTATTAAATTCTTTGGTGCTAAAGTAAGTGAACAAAATAAATTTACTGGTGCTAGAAAAGATGCTATTCTACAAGGTAAAGACGAGTTTGAAGTAGACGGTGAGACATATAAAGTTACAGGCGATACTAAAGACGAAAAGAAAAACGAAAGTATGTTTGATGACATTATAGATGACATGTTATCAGAAGAAATTGAAGGCACAACTGTAGAAGAAGCAGAAGTTGTTATGGCTGTTAGAGCATTAGCAGACGACATTCAGGACCATGTTGAAAGACTAGGCAGAATGGTAAACGAAGATATTCCTGCTATTGCAGATCAAATGATACACGAATTTGGTGCAGATAAATCAGCACAATTTAAAGCATCAGCAGAAGAGACTTTAAGCTCAGCATTAGAGAGTGCCAAACAGGCAAAAGAAGGTGTTAACCAACTAGTTGGTGGCATTACAGGCGAAGATATGGGACTGGCTGGAGATGATACTGGAAGTATAGATGACATGCCATTGGGCGGAGATAGTCCTATCGATGATATGGAAGAATTACCAGAACCTGAAATGGATGTAAACGAACCAGCGGCGGCAGGACCAGAAGAAGAGCCTCTAGGCAGAGCACCTATAGAGGTGTAAAATGCTTATTAACGAAGTAGTACTTAAAGAAAAAAACACTGATTATGAAGCAGGGCTTTTATCCAAAATTCAGGATGTCTTAACAGTTGCTATGTCTCGTGATATTAAAAAAGTATCAACAGAAAAATTCCTTAAAATACTAGATTCTAATGGTTACACAGATTTAACTATGGACCAATTAAAGTTAGCAGTCAACAAGAGTGGGTTTGCTAACAGTATAGATGACGATATTATTGTACCCAAAGATGAATTAGGTGCAGATATAGACACAGAAGTAGAGCCTACTGTAGATGTAGGAGCAATGGCAGGTGATCAAGCCATGTCAGATATAAAGGCAGAATTATAATGGCTAATATTTTTGTAAATGCCACACAGGCAAGAGCTAACAGCAGGAATAACGTAGTTATTCATGGCGAAATAAAAACTATTGAATCAGAAGTTTTTTCAAATATAGATTCAGGCGTACTATACGCAAATGTAGTTTCAAATTCTACAATGACAAACAGTAATGTATATTACTATGTTTGGAATGGAACCACAACAGATCCCACAAAACTAGATCAAATTAATTATGTTAAAAAATATTTTACTGATCTAGGGTATGGTGTAAACATCACCACAAATACCAGTTCAAATAATACTATTTCCTGGAACGTTTCCTGGTAAATAGACATATAACGAACAACTTAAAACAATTTTAATGCTAATAAACAAATTCGAATACCCCACTCTGCGAAGAGAAACCCAAGCAAACGGAAAAAGACAATATGTTGGTGACGACAGTATTCCTGTACCTAGTGTGACCACAGTACTAAGTGAAACAGGAGATAAAACTGCTTTAATGAACTGGCGTAAACGTGTAGGAGATGCAGAAGCAAATCGTATTAGTCAGGAAGCCGCAGGTCTTGGCACCAAAGTACATAACGCAATCGAAAAATATGTACTTAACGAAGAATATGAAATAAAAGGAAACAATCATATCAGTATTATGGCTAAAAATATGCTGGAAGAAATGATTGAACAAGGACTAAGTAAAGTAGACGAGTTATGGGGTGTTGAAGTAGGATTAATTGCGTCAGGATTATATGCTGGTACCTCAGATGCTATAGGAGTATATGAAGGCCAAGATGCTATAATTGACTTTAAGACTGCTAAAAAAATTAAAAAACGCGAATGGATCGAGGACTACTTTATGCAAGGTTGTGCCTATGCATTAGCCCATAATGAAATGATGGGGACAGAAATCAGTAAAGTTGTTATACTAATGGTTGATAGAGAAGGTAAATTTGCTGAGTTCACCATTGAAGGTGAGGAATTCGAACAATATTGTGAGAAATGGTCAAATAGACTAGCAGATTATTACGCAAAGATTTCATAAACTTTTCAGAAAATGATAAATACTAGGTAATAGGAGACTTATTTAGTATGGCAACAGGTAATAACACAGTAGTAGTATCAAGAATACAAAATCGTAGAGGGTTAAAACAAGACCTACCTCAACCACTCCGCTCTGGAGAAATTGGGTTAGCAACTGACAGCCGTCAAGTATTTATTGGTGGTAGTGAATTAAACTCTACTTTCAATAAAACAGTAATATATGAAACAACTGATAATGCAAAGCAAGTTGTAGACAGTATTGCAAACAACCAAATTATTCAGTTCACTGTACCACACAGGAGATATAACACTAGTTTAGATGGTTTAGATGGTACTGCTAAAAGTTTTACATATACAGGTAGCAGTGATGTAAGCATCACTAATAGTAATAGAGATGTATTTAAGAATACTGTAGGTGCAGGAAATGTCGTAAGTATAGAATCAGGTGCGGCTTTTGATGCCGACGATTTAACAGTAGTAAAAAATGGTACGGTATTAGTAGGAAATACTACAGCATCAATAGGTACATTAACAACTGAAGATTATATTTTTACATCAGGCACAACACTAGGTAATGACCATACAATTACTTTTAAAACTATACCTTTAACAAGCGACGATATTGGTATTACTTATTACAGTAATTCAGCAGTAATAAGGACTCTTGATGGTGCTAGTAGTAGCGACCAAAACATTAAACCTGGTTATGGTAATGTAAGTTTAGGTGAATTAACAAATTTTTATAACAGACAAGATATACCTACATTTTTACAAATACCTACAGATTTAATTGTGGTAAATGCAACTACTGGTACAGGGTATATTGGCTTACAACATAAGCATACAGCAGTAATATCGTCAAGTACTGCAGATATTACTATTTTAGGATTATCAAACTTACTAGTAAGTAGAACAAGTGAAAAAGTATCAAATGTACCTTACACGGCTTCAGGGTCTAATGTTACAGTTGCATATGATTATGCAGATCAAAAATATACAACAAATGCAAATAATTATAATCATGTTTACATAACAGATGGAACGGATGCCAATGTAAATGGCAATGTTCAAATTACTAGTTCTAATAGCACTCATTTTACATTTACTGTGAGTGGCACTCCAGCAACCAGTGGAAATTTATCACATACAAGAATTATGCAGTTTGATTTATCAGGAGCGCCTAGCAGTGGTAATATTTCTACAGCATTAAATACGGTAACCGGAATTGTAAATAATACTGGAAATATTACGACAGGTTCAAATGTTACTCAGGCTTGGCATAGTTTACAATTATTACCACAATATGATCCTGCAACAGGCACGCAAGTATCCTCTACCAAAGTTTACTTTACACATAAGTCAGCTCAAAGCAGTACACCAGCAAACTTTACATTACATGAAGATGGAAGTACACTATCAAGACTTAATCTAACTGAAAGAGAATATACCAGAGCAAATGCTACAGTTAAAGCACAATTAGAAGACTTTTTATATGATGCTATGATAGATTCTGCTCTTAATGTGTTTGAGTCTGTTGATACTAATCAAACATATACAGCAAATTCTACTGTAGATGCAAGTATAGGTTCATACAGTTTAAATACTAACACAGAAGGCACAGAAATTACATTTAATAGTAATGAAGAAGCCAGGAACTTTTCTACATTAGTAAACAAGTTGTATTTTGAATACAGTATTTATAATACACCTGGTGCAGGAGGATTGGGGAGTTTAACAGTAAGCTCAAAAGGTTTAACTAATGTAAAAAATAATATCCAATTACAAACAGCCGAAGGAGCCGCAAGTGGATTACCTGATGTAGCATATGACTCTACAGAAACTGCAAGTATTCCAGAAGCCGCAAATACAAATATTAAAACCTTTGATATGACAGCATACGATACTTTTGTAATAGATTATAGTATAGACTTCAGAAGTGGTTCAGATCTATATAGAAAAGTTGGTCTGTTACAGTTATCCAGTTACGACTATGGCTCAGGCAACCCAGCAGATGTAGTTATACAGGATTACGGTACAGACAAAGCAGTTGGATCAGTAACAGGTAATGTACAATTTACAGCAAATGTATCCAGTAGTGTACTAACACTTACAGCAATTAGTAGTGTAACTGAATCTTGCAATATGAAATATCTTGTAAGAAAATGGAATGCACCTTTAACTTAATGGTTAATGTTTCTTAATACTAATAGCTCAGAAGATAGATTAAAAATTTGGCGAGAGGTAAGAAACACTGATGTTTCATCAGCCCAAGACCTAGTCAAAAAATTTATAGATATCAAAATACTTCCACGTTATTTAGATTACTATACCCCAAAGAGCTGGCCTAACCCTTTTGAGATATTATTTGAGGGTTACTTATGTCAATCAGGAGTAACTATTTTACTTACTTCCACATTAATAAAAAAAGGATTCATTACTAGCAATGAACTTTCTTTTCCTGTGATAAGTAATAACATAACAGGAGATTCAGGTATAGTACTGTTAGATGGAAATGACGTTTACAACTTTACTCCTGGAGAAATTGTTAGTTGGGAATTTGTAAAAAACAACTCCACGATATTTCAAACACATAAATTAAATAAAGAAAAGTTTTCTTATTGACTTTTATACAGTTATATAGTAGAATAATTCTGCGATAAATATAACTTTACAATACAGAATTTTAAGGACAAACACACATGCAAGTTAAGAAAAGAGATGGTACTTTAGAAGACTTAAACATAGAAAAACTACACAAAGTGGTGATGTATGCATGTGAAGATATTTCTGGTGTAAGTGCATCAGAAGTAGAAATAAATTCTAAAATTCAATTCTTTGATAAAATAGTTACAGAAGATATACAAGAGACACTTATTAAAAGTGCCGCAGACCTTATCAGTGAAGAGTCTCCAAACTATCAGTATGTGGCAGGTAGACTGATTAACTACCATCTGCGTAAACAAGTATATGGAACATTTGAACCTCCTTGCTTATGTGATATAATTCAGGATAATATAGACGCAGGGTTTTATGACTCTGAGTTTGTTGAGTTGTACACAAAAGAAGAAATCAATCAATTACAAGAATATATTGACCATAACAGGGACGAAGTATTAACTTATGCGGCTATGGAACAATTCCGTGGCAAGTATCTAGTACAAAATAGAAGTACAGGTGAAATATTTGAAACACCACAAGTAGCATATATGATGATTGCGGCAACATTGTTTAGCAAGTATCCAGCAGAAACTAGAATGAGTTATGTGAAAGCATACTATGATGCTATAAGTACTTTCAAAATTTCTTTGCCTACGCCAGTTATGGCAGGTGTGCGTACGCCACAAAGACAGTTTAGCAGTTGCGTACTAATTGAAACTGGTGACAGTTTGGATAGTATTAATGCAACTAGTAGCAGTATTGTAAAGTATGTAAGTCAAAAAGCAGGCATAGGTATTGGTGCTGGTAGTATAAGAGCGGTAGGTTCTAAGATAAGGAGTGGAGATGCTACTCACACTGGAGTTATTCCTTTCTATAAAATGTTCCAATCTGCTGTAAAGAGTTGTAGTCAAGGTGGAGTACGTGGCGGAGCGGCTACATTATACTATCCTATTTGGCATTTAGAAGTTGAGGACTTACTAGTATTAAAGAACAACAAAGGCACAGAGGACAACAGAGTGCGTCACATGGACTATGGCGTACAGTTTAACAAACTGATGTACGAAAGACTTATTACAGGTGGTAATATTACGTTGTTTAGTCCACAAGACGTACCAGGACTTTATGATGCTTTTTTCCAAGACCAAGACAAGTTTCAAGAGTTATATGAAAAAGCAGAACGTATGACAAGCATAAAGAAAAAATCTATTCCGGCTATAGAACTCTTTAGTTCCTTTGTGACAGAAAGAAAAGATACAGGTAGAATATATTTGATGAATGTTGATCATGCTAATACACATGGAGCATTTATAGAAGAAGTAGCACCAATTAAACAAAGTAATTTATGCTGTGAAATTGATCTACCAACTAAGCCTTTGTCAGATGTAAATGACCCAGAAGGTGAAATTAGTTTGTGTACATTAAGTGCCGTAAATTGGGGTGTAGTAAAGGACACAACTGAAATGCAAAAGATTTGTAACCTAGCAGTAAGAGGATTAGACGAACTTTTAGATTACCAAGAGTATCCTATATTAGCGGCAGAGCTTAGTACTATGAACAGACGTCCTTTAGGCATCGGTATAATTAATTTCGCATATTGGTTAGTTAAACATGATACAACTTACCAAGAACCTAATCTAGAGCTAGTAGACGAATGGGCAGAAGCATGGAGTTACGGACTGATTAAAGCAAGTAACGAGTTAGCACAAGAAAAAGGTGCATGTCCTAAAACAATGGAAACAAAATACGGACACGGTATTACACCTAACCAAACATACAAAAAAGATGTTGACGAGTTAGTAAAACACAAAGAACGTATGGATTGGAAAGGATTGCGTAAACAGTTAGCAGAAACAGGTATTAGAAACAGCACACTAATGGCACTTATGCCTGCTGAAACATCAGCACAGATTTCAAACAGCACAAATGGTATTGAGCCACCGCGTAGTTATGTTAGTATAAAACAAAGTAAGCATGGTGTATTAAAACAAGTAGTGCCAGGGTATCCTTATTACAAAAATAAGTACGATTTACTTTGGGATCAAAAGAGCCCACAAGGATATTTAAAAATAATGGCAGTATTGCAAAAGTATATTGACCAGGGTATTAGTGTAAATACCAGTTATAATCCTGAGCATTATGAGGACGAAAAGGTTCCAATGAGTGTTTTAATACAAGATATACTGACTTTTTATAAATACGGTGGCAAACAATTATACTATAATAACACCTATGACGGACAGGGCGAAATCGATATTCATAAAGATGACGCTCAGGGCGAACTTGCCATTACTGAAATAGACGAAGAAGATTGCGAGAGTTGTAAAATATGACAGTACTAGATACCAAAAATAAAACACATCATACTAAGGCTAAGATGTTCTTAGATCCTGCTGGAGGCGTAGCCGTACAGAGATATGATACATTAAAATATAAACAGTTTGATAAACTGACTGATAAACAGTTGGGTTTCTTTTGGCGACCAGAAGAAGTAGATATTACTAAAGACGCAACAGACTTTAAAAATCTTACTGACTTTGAAAAACACATTTTTACAAGTAATTTAAAACGACAAATTATATTAGATAGTGTACAAGGTCGCTCACCAAATTTGGCTTTTCTGCCTATAGTAAGTCTGCCAGAATTAGAAACCTGGATAGAAACTTGGGCATTTAGTGAAACAATTCACAGTAGAAGTTATACACATATTATCAGAAACGTATATCCTGACCCGAGCAAGGTTTTTGATGAAATGTTAGACATAAAAGAAATTTGTGATTGTGCAGATAGTATTACTGAAAATTATGATAAACTTATCGAGTATAACTTGTTAAGACAAAAAGGATATAAAACTTATGACGAATACGAGCATAAGAAAAGGATTTGGTTAGCACTTATGAGTGTAAACATTTTAGAAGGTGTACGTTTTTATGTATCTTTTGCCTGTAGTTGGGCATTTGCTGAGCTAAAAAGAATGGAAGGTAATGCTAAAATTATAAAACTAATTGCTAGAGATGAGAACGTTCACTTAGCAAGTACTCAGCAAATGCTAAAGTTTTTGCCACAAGACGACAAAGACTTTGCCAAGATACAAAAAGAATGTGCCGAAGAGTGTAAACAGATGTTTATTGATGCAGTAGAGCAAGAAAAAACCTGGGCAGAGTACTTATTTAAGGATGGCAGTATTATAGGACTAAATGCCGAACTTTTAAAACAATATGTAGAGTTTATCGCCGCCAAAAGAATGAGAGCAGTAAACCTAGAAGCGATATATAATAGTGGTACTAACCCTTTACCTTGGACACAGGCATGGATTACAGGTGGATCAGTGCAAGTTGCTCCACAAGAAACAGAAATATCGTCATACGTTATAGGTGGTACTAAACAAGACGTTGACAACAAAACATTTAAAGGATTTAGTTTATAATGTACACAGACATATTAAAAAATAGTTTAGGAAAAGTAGTATCAGTAAAAACTACAGCAGGAATAGAACTTATAGCAACACTAATAGGTTATGATGAAAAGAATTTAACTTTAACATTAAATAAACCCAGATTAGTAGTTGTTGCTGAAGAAAACATTGCCGTAGTTCCTTATACTTTTACAAGTAAATCAGAAGAAGTATTTGTTTTAAGAGAACAATACTTGTCAGTAGATACAGCATTAGAGAATAGTTCAGCAGATTACCTACAACTACTTAAAGACAACGAATCATAGTAGATAAATAATACTATGCCTAAAGTAGCAAGATTCATGGACATGGTTGGAACTGGTGTTATCCAAAACACCAAGCCTACTGGCGTCTTTGTAGAAGGCAGACCAATAGCAACACTAGGAGATATTGTATCCACACACGGTGAAGCACCGCACATTGGTGCCAGTATAGTAGGCGCATGTTCTACAACAGTATTTGCAGGAAATATACCAGTTGCAATGGTAGGTTCTAAAGCAACATGTATGCATTCTGTAACAATGGGAAGTTTTACAGTTAATGTAGGACTGTAATGTCCAATCTAGTTTCTGTACGTGGCCCCCACGCCAGAAACAATACCAACACAATAAGAATACAATGGAACATGGGTAATTCATGTAATTACAAATGTGAATATTGCCCTCCTATTTTACACAATGGAACCAAGCCCTGGTTAGACAAACAGCAATACATAGATGCAATCATACGCCTATCAACGCATTACAGCACCTTAGACAAACAGACAGAGTATGAGTTAATAGGAGGAGAAGTTACTGTTATACCAGGCTTTGAAGAAATAATTAAAACAATAAGCGAACACAATAGTACCAGTATTGTATACACAAATGGTAGTAGAACAGTTAAATGGTGGAGCAAAGCGAAACAATATATGGATAGTGTTGTGCTAACTTACCACCCACAATCACAAGATTCCGAGCATTTTAAAGCAGTTATAAACGAGATAAAGGATTATGTACATATTGATGTAAACATCGCTGGAATAGGCGGAGACGTGCTCAAATTGGGCGAATTTGCAGAGGAATTGCGTGATTTATTTAAAGGCTGTAAACATAATGATTACAATATGGTAAGTATATGTGTTAAAACCATGTATAAGAAGCTCTTAGGACGTCAGAACAAGCAGGAAACATATTGGCAATACACTACAGAAGAGCAAGATGTATTACAACGCCCTGGAATAAAAGCACAAATATTGCCTGAAGTAGAGAAAGTAAACATACCAGATGCTGAGTTTACACCAGACCCTGAGCCAGACCCAAATGCCTGGATGACAGAATTCTTGTATGATGATGGTACTGCTACTTATGTTCAAAGCCATCAAATTATAGACAAGAGACTAAACAGTTTTCAGGGTATGAGATGTCATCTAGGATTTGAAAGTCTTAATATAGATGCCAGTGGAGATATGTATAGTAGTTGGTGTGGTGCTGTAAACTTTGGTAATATATCTGATAAAGATTGGAATTTACCACAAAGCAAAACTACCTGCCCTTATGCTTTTTGTAACAACATAAGTGATATATCTATAACAAAGACTTTAGATTGATTTGATATTTTGTTTAAACGATGCACTTGTTTGTAGAAAATCAGGATTTTGAAGTATTCTTTTGTATTCCCAATCAGGAATATATGTATTAGTTACAAAGTTTCTATCAGGTACAGAGTTATGTATAAATCCTTTATAACAAACAGAAAGCTCATTAAATTTATGTTCTGATAAGTTCTGCCTAGGCAAACTGGTTTCTAATAAACTTTTACCTTGTATAGGACGTAAAAAAGTTTTTAATAAATGATACCCTACTACAGTTTTCACTATACCAGTATCTTTGACATCTAAATCCTTTAATGAATTATAATTATAATTTGATTCATCAATGTCTAAACTGTGTACATCATGGTACCATTTTCCGTCTATTGACATAACATGATTGATATCATGACCTACTGTAGGGCCAGGAAAGTATTCTACTTCTACATTGTATTCATTTTCCTGCACAGCAGAAATATCTGATAAATTTTCTTTATAAACATAATAATGAATTTTATTGCAATATTTTAAATTTTTTTGTATGGATTCAAATTTTATGTCTGGTGTTACGATACTGATGGTCTTTTTAAAACCATATAATTTGAATATACAATATGAATCACAATTTTTTAGTAAATGTATTTTGTCTGACACACCATTGGTTATACAAATAATTTGTATATTATTACCATCACAAAAATTTATGAATTCCTCTATTTTATAATATTCTAAAGGATCTCCAAAAACTGATTCCAAAATAATTTGGTTGGGATTTTCTGCCAGTAGGAAGTTCGTAATTTTATTGAAATCTAAATGTTCTTCTGGAATAGCTCTTTTACCAAATCTATGATCTATAAAAGAGCCCTGATTATCGAAACTAATAAAAGAGTTATTTTTAGAGGTAAGATCTATAAAAACTTTTTTCATACCCTGTATTAATTAATTTTCCGTCTATACGCCTTGTTCTTTTAATTTTGCCGCATTAAAATTAACAACTTGGTCGTAACTAGCATCATCGTCATCATAGTAAAACTCTGATGCTCCTGATAACTCTGACTCTGAAGTAGCATATATACCCACAGTAAATTCTTCTATAGAATATGTTCCACTAACATTACCTGACATTGAGAAGTGATAAAGTCCTGGTACTGTGACTCCTGTCATATTTGCTGAAGTATCAATGTTTAAGTTTCTGTCTGTTCCAGTACCTGTAATTGTTAAAAATGGTGGTAATGGGCTAAAATCTGCTACTTCTATCTCAGTAACACCATCTTTGATTTGTAGGTCAATAGTCTGAGTCTGACCTGATGCCAGTGTAGTTATAATACCAGAAGGTAAATTTGTAAAAGTCTGATCTGTAACTTGAGGACTTACACCTATAGATTGTTTAAGTTCGGCTTCAGTTATTCCGGTATCTGTTAAAAGAGTAGCATCAAAAGATACTGAAGTACCTCTAAATTCTACCATTCCTTCTGAAATCACATATGATTTTATTTGAAAGGCGTCTGAGTTTGGATATAAGTCTGTATATTGAGCTACAAGACCACCTATCTGAGCCGCCGATACTGATGTACCACTTGCTGTAGTGTATGCTGAGTTGTCAGTAAAATTAATTACGGAAACACTATCACCTAATGCATAAATATCGTTTTCTTCACCTAGGTTACATTTACCGCCATCTAGTTCTGCAACATGTCCTCCACTGTTCATTGCACCTACTGTAAGTACACTATCAAGACCTGCTGGTGAGTAGTTATCTGTATCTGCACCTTGGTTACCTGCCGCGGCAACAATAACCATATTATTATCTTCTAATTGTTTAAACTTGGAGTCAATCAAACTATTTTTTGATGCTGTCCAACATGCAACCACCGTCTTTGTTTGACTTGGTGTGTTTGCATTGTGGTGTACCTGAATTGCTTCTAAGGCATCTATAACATCTGCTACTGTTCCTGTATAAGGGTTAGTATTCATCATTCTGACATTATGTAGTGTGGCATCTTTAGCAGTACCAATATTAGCACCTACAATTAAACTTGCCATTACAGTTCCATGACCGTCTGCATCTGCAAAATCACTAGCAAAACCTGTGTATAAATTATTAACAGTACGACCTGTAAACTCTGTATGAGTTGTATTTACACCTGTATCTAGCAAATATACATGTTCACCACTTCCACTACTCTGTGCATTATAAGTAACATCTGTATTACCTATTTTGTTACACATCATAGTTAAATGATCGGTATTAAATGCTGGTGTAACTACTTTTTCTGCATCTACTAATTCGCCGTATTTTTTTCCGCTAATTGCATCATATTGTGCTGTCTCGGCTGTGACTTTATAAGTCATAGCAAAACTATATGTTTTGGTTATGGTACCACCTGCGTCTGTAATTGCCGTTTGGGCCGCAGTTGCATCAGCATGTACTGACGAATCCATTTCGATTATGTATTCTGCCATTTTGTAAACTCCTAATTAAAAATAATTGATAACTATACTATATAATGTATTTATCATATTTTAAGATATACAGGTCATTAAATGAGTATTAAAAACGAAGTCAGATTACCAGGAATAGATATGAATCTTTCCAGTATGCCTTATGTTAAGATATATGCTGAAGAAACAGACAAAAAACTTTTAGACTGCATATCTGATATTTTAAAAGATAAACAAGACGTAAACATAGCATTAAGTGGAGGTTTAGACAGTCAGTTTATGTTATATTGCTGTTTAGAGTTAAACAAGAATATTACACTTTTTACATATAGGTCTCTTTGGGAAGATGTAGTTATAAACTCTAGTGATGTATATAATACTGAGCAACTTGCTAAAAAGTTTAATTTAGAACATCATATCATAGATATAGACCTTAAAAAGTTTTTTGATAATCTAGAACATTTTAAGTATAGTAAAGATTTTTTTAATACGTCACCACAAATTTCTGTTCACTTTCATTTTATAAAACAGATAAAGGAGCAGTTTGGTATACAGCATTTAATTTTGGGAGGTGAAGCGCCAACGTTTACATACAGTGACTTTGAAACTAGTAACAATATTAGACTCATGGCGGTAGGTGCTTATTTGAATCATGTTGCACCTTATTACTTGTTTTGTGAAAGTATAGGTTTAGAATGTATAAAAGATATTTTTTATCATAGTAAAGAATGTGTGTATGCAGGTTTCAAAATAAATTTAGATCTTTTAAAAAAGGAAAATATATATGGTCTTACGAATACAGGAACAAACTACCGTAGCGACAACTACAGATATAAGACGAGTTACTATAAGGAAACTTTTCCTAATATCACCCCTCAACCATTTGCCTTCACTGGATTTGAGACACTGAAAAAAATACTAGCATCTGAAACTGGAAATTACAATCAATTTGATATATTATACAGGTATCCTCAAGTAAAATTAGTTCCCGAATTTATTTCAAACAGACCCAAATTACAAAAAAATATGTTTTACGATAGTAAAATAATAGATCTTTTTAAAGAATTTACTAAGTATATACAACAAAACGATTGTAAAAACGTAAGTACATATACCTTCGATTTCTAAATCGTTCAAAATTACCCTATAATCTACACTATTCAAACACCTATATATAAATACACTTTATATAATGACATAAGTTATTAATATATTAACCTCCATTACACAGATATGAAGAATTTAGTTTGTATATGGTTAGTTTGCACCATCCAAGTAAACGACCAACTGTACGGCGCTCTAAGAAGTGTGAGGGAAATAACGACTTGGAGTATAGCAGGTGAGCCAAAAACAAATTAGAAAATTTCGTGAAAACATAGAACTATTTGCATTGATGACTATTTTTGTATCAAGCATTTTTGCTATTGCTCCGGTATCATAACGGAAAAAATAGAACAGAATGAGAACGATAGCACTAACGATTATAGATAAATCAGGCATATTTAAAAAGGTCCACCAAAAAGCAGAAGTACTTTGTTACGCCATGCTTTGGGGAAGTTGGATTTTATGCTTGTCAGTATTATTTTAATCATATGAAAAAATTAAAAGAGATAATCTTTTTATACTGGATACTACCATGGGCACCAATACCTTACAAGTAAGAGAAGCAACACCTGACGAACAAGCAGAGTGGTTCGAAACAGACTACTTCATGAAAGGAGACTTTGATGTAATGAAACTGTTTGTGGTAATACCTGCAGTAATACAAATTGTTGTATTTGGTATGATGTTAGCCGTCATGTATTTAAATACATTTCTCTTTTGATTAACGAAGCAATAAAGGCCGTCATTGGCGTGGGTAAAAATGGCGGTCAGTTTCAACCCTCCCCCATGCGAATTATCCTATTCGCATTTTTAGTAGCAGGTATATTTTTAGGTACAGTTGCATTGTTGCTTACATTTGCTAGTATTGTAACATAGTTGTAACATTAGTGTTATAAATAAGTGTGTAAAGGCACCAATAGGTGTAAATTACATTTATAAAAAATTAAATGTAGAACTACTAGACACACCATTAGGTAATAAGTTTATAATGTTCTAATTGAGGAATTAGAATGGATATAATGACCTTACTATGGACCTGTGTGGGATTTGGTTTCGCTTCTTATACAGTTATCGCTAACGATAGCATTCAAACATTAGGCACATGGATACAGTCAAACAAAGAAAAGTTTGATTGGAAAACATTATGGCTTGGAGCAAGTAGTGTTCTGCTATTTGCATTATGGTATGGCTGGACTGTTAATGGTGGAGACATCGCATACGGCAGACTGGACAGAATACCTTACTTGGAACCACAATGGTACCATGCATTAGCACCAGGTGTATTACTTGTACTAACACGTTTTGGTGTACCAGTAAGTACATCGTTCTTGGTGTTAAGTGCATTTGCTAGTACGTTTGTATTAGAGAAGATGTTAATTAAATCGTTTGCTGGATATGGAGTTGCGGCAGTTAGTGCCTATGCCATATGGGCAGTCGTAACAAAGTGGATGTCTAATGTAAACTTAGGTGGTAGCGAAAGCAACTGGCGTATAGCACAATGGACAGTAACAGGTTGGTTGTGGTGGACATGGTTATCACATGACATGGCTAACATGGCTGTATTCTTGCCACGTGAAGTAGATGCTTTAACATTAACAGGTATATCAGCATTGTTTATTGCTGGTATGGGTTGGATGTTTAAAGAGCAAGGTGGTAAAATACAAAACGTAGTTATTAGTAAAACAGATACTAATTATGTTAAAAGTGCTACACTGATTGACCTAGTGTACTTGGTTATACTTTGGTACTTTAAGCAGTATAACAATATTCCAATGTCAACAACATGGGTATTCATTGGATTGTTAAGTGGTAGAGAACTTGCCATTGCTACATTTAGTGGGGGAACGAAAAACTTTAAAGAAGTATTCCCAATAGTAGCAGGTGACTTTGGTAAACTAATGATAGGTGTTGCGGCATCAATGGGCATTATAATAGGTATTCATACCTTAACATAGTTGACAATCGTTATTAAATGTGTATAATAGCATTTTAAGATAAGTAGTGGTATGAGTTTTGTAGTAGGTAGTCCCTGTGTCGGGTGTAAAGATACGAAATGCGTAGAGGTTTGTCCTGTAGATTGTTTCTACGAAGGACCTGACATGCTGGTAATTGATCCTGATGAATGTATCGACTGTGCTTTATGTGAACCAGAGTGTCCTGTAGAGGCAATCTGGAGTGACGATGAATTACCTGCAGAGCAAATACCCTTTATAGAAATAAATGCAAAGATGGCTGACATATGGCCTAACATTGCAGAAACAAAAGAACCAATGGCACACGAAAGTCCATACAGTACAGAAGAAGCAATAGCAATAGGTGAGAAACATGTCGAAGAAAGTTAAAAAGCCGTTAAGTAATACTACAAGGTCACACTTGCAGTTGTTTACTCACGATACTCCATTCGGGCATAAGGTACAAAAGGATAAAACTAAAATTATACCTCGTAAAGAGAAGTATAAGGATGAGAAAAAATAATGGACGGAGTATTACTGGCGGCAGGTATGATAGCAAGTTTGATTGCTATTGTACATTTATTAATCAACGAAGGTGGTGGCACAAAAGGTATTGAAGAAGAGCCTTACTATGGTCGCAAGACTGGACAAATACACACAGCCAAGAAGGAAAGGGTAGATTATATAGTCTAACTGATAAATACTACTATAATAATTTTATTATTAAAGGAGTAACAAATGTCAGTAAAAGATATGTCGTATCGCGATCGCGGTTTATTGTTGAGTATGTATGCTCATCAATGTTATCAATCACCAGAAGAATTATTACAAGCAAGACCTGGAATAAAAGATTTAAGCCCTCTTAAAAAATTCTTAAATAAACCACTTCCACCTACATTTATAGATGTTGATGGAGCTCAGGCTTATGTAATGAGTGACAAAGACGATGTACTTATTGCATGTAGAGGAACAGAGCCCACACAAATAAATGATATACTAGCAGACTTAAAGATGTTTCCAGTAAAGCATCACATAGCAGGTAGAGTCCACAGAGGTTTTTATGCAGAGTATGAAAAAGTTATCCCTGGTATTAAAGAAGCACTAGCCAAACACAATAAGAAAGGCGATAAGACTATGTGGGTAACAGGACATAGTTTAGGTGGAGCAATGGCAGTATTAGTTGCGGCTGAACTACAACCAAACGGTGGATTACATACATTTGGACAACCTAGAGTAGGTACAAAAGCATTTTTACCAGCATTAAGTGGTATTAAGTATTATAGGTACAGAAATAATAACGATGCCGTTACAGCAGTACCACCCTCTTTCCTATTATTTAGACATGGTGGTGTATTAAGATATATTAATACTTATGGTAATATTAGACCTGCAACTTGGTTCCAACGTTTTAAAGATAAATGTAGAGGATATTGGCAAGCATTGAAATCATTTAATCTTATTGACGGCTTTGCTGATCACAGTATGGGATTATATCATGAGTACCTATATAACATGGACGACAATGGCGACCAATTACCAAAATAAGGAAACAATATGAACTGGTTAATAATTTTATCTCTAAAGGCTATACTATCAAGTATAATTGGTAGTAGTTTTTATCAGTGGTTTAAAAATACTAAAATGGGCGTATGGTTCCAAGTAAAAATGGATAACACAATGGAGTGGGTAGCAAACAGATATGATATAGAAATTGCTAGTCGTGAAGAAAAGTGGCTTAAACAATATCCATTACTTGGACAACGAATTGTAGACTTAGAAAAAGAAGTAGCCAAACTAAAGAAAAATAAATAGATGTATGATACAATCCATACATGATAGATGTACTGCTATTCTCACATCTAAAAAACCACCTGTAACAAAACTTACAGAAGTTCATGATATAATTAATGATTCATTTACGGAAAAGAATAGAGATGTCGTAAATTTACTCACTGAGTTAGCAAACCAAATAAGAATTTTAATAAGACAATCTGCATGGCAAGGATCAGAACCTATTTCATTTAAAAAAGCGGTTAATGGTTTTTTAGAATTAAACGACAATGAGTGGCAAGAATTAGAAGAGGTTATAGATCATAATAGAGATTATTCATGGAATTATCTCAATTTATTAGAGTTCAACTACAAGTATAATCGCAAACCAAATTTAGAATTTTTTCTATCACCCCAACATTATAGATTGCTTGGAATAGTTAAAGCAACTGGAGACATTCAATTATCGAAAACTCTATATAAAAAGCCTGATCAGATTCCTAAGTTCATTTTACCTACATTAAAAACTATAAGCAAAAGTTTGATATAAACATAGTTATAACACTAATCTATATATCTGATAAATATATGCATATAAAAAATTTATAGGGTAACATAGATGTCGAACAAAACTCCGTATGAGATACGTTTAGATTTGGTCAGAGAAGCAAAAGAAATATTACAGGCTAAAGCAAAAAATCCTGAAGAAATGCCTACGACAGAAGAAGTGTTATTGGAGGCAGAACGGCTTAACGAGTTTGTTTCTAAAAAACCCTTTAGTGATAGATAAAAAATAAAAAATTAACAAAAAAAGGGCGGTCTAAGATCGCCCTTTTTCTTGACTTTTAAAAAAACTAATCAATAAATAGTTGCTGTAATAAAAGGCTGGTATAGCTCAGTAGGTAGAGCAACTGATTTGTAATCAGTAGGTCGTCAGTTCGAACCCGACTACCAGCACCATTACTTAATAAAAGTGCAATAGCACAGGAAGGACATTATGCCAAAGGCAAAGACAACAAAAGCAAAGGCTCCAGCAAAAAAAAGAGCAACTAAAGTAACACCAAATCCCTGGAGTGGAGAAGTTATTGCGGCAAACATTCAAAAGAATGCAGAGCAAATTAGCAAAAATATTAGTGCAAATGCTGAAAGAATTAGTGCTAATATAAAAGCATACATGCATAGATAATAATTTGGGGCGGTAGCTCAGTTGGGAGAGCGCCTGGTTTGCAACCAGGAGGTCGGAGGTTCGATCCCTCTTCGCTCCACCATTTAAGGAAGATGGATGGAATTAAACAAGTTAAATTATGAATGGGATAATCAATTAATTGATCATGACCATGAAAAATATAATTGGCGTCAGTATTTTATAGATGCTGTACAAGAGAAATACCCACAAGTAACTGAACTTGAAAAATTACATGAGGTAATGGACCCAAATGAGATTAACGATTTTGTTTGGGACGTCCAACGCATCTGTAAGACAGAAGAGTTTGCTAGAAAGTTAGATGATTTTGTAGAAGATATTGCGAGACCTCGTCTAGGCGGATCAGACTTTATGGTTCAAGACGTAGTAGGCGTAAGGGTAGTTATACCCAACCAAGCAAAACACGGTAGAACATTAAACTTCCATCAGGGTATATGGTTTGGGCATGGTCCAGGTATGTTTAGTATCTGGAGTCCAATTACGGAGGCATGGGATTCTAATACTATGCAGATACTCCCTTGGCAACAAAGCAGAATGATAACACAAAAAACTTATGATGAGCATTTAAGTTATCAGGAAATACAAAAACTATGTTTAGAGCATAGTATTCCATGTACGGCATCTCCAGGCCAAAGTTGGTTATTCCAACAAGGACATCTACATGGTAATATAAACAACGAAACAGACATTACTCGTTGGAGTTTTGATACCAGAGTGTTGGTTAAAGGCGGTAATTACGGCAGGCGTAGACCCGGCGGATACTTTAGATTACATGGAGAATATAGACAGCCATTAGACAATATTGAAACTAATAAAACCTGGATTAATTATATAGATATGAATAGTAGATTCTGTGAAACTACTCCGTTCTTTGTTACCAGTATGGTTATGCAACAATTTTGTAAAGACGTTGGTATTGTACCAGCAGATTACCCATTAGAACTAAGTTTTTGTCATTGGGAGCCAATGTTAGAAGACTTTATTAAAGATCCAAATATTCATGGCATACTTTTTCCTAGTATATTAGGAATCACATACGATAAAAAGAGAAGAGATGAGCTAATTGATCTAGCATTAGCAAATAATACCGATCTTTTATTTGTTGATGAAAGGATATTGTTAAATAACGACAAGGAAAGAAAGTATTTAGATAAAATATTTGAATACATTAATGACGAAGAAGATCCAGACTTATTACTAGGACACACAAGATAAAAATGGCAAAGAAAAAAACAAATAAAAGAACAGAAGCAGTTGATAAAGCACAACAGCAAAATAATAATGATGTAATGTTTAACTTGTTAGACTCAAAGATAGAAATACCTTTAGGTTTACTAAGACAAAAACATATCTTTATTGCTACTCCTTGTTATGGTGGACAAATTGGTGAACCCTACTTTAGGAGTATGATGCGACTTGCTATATTATGTAATAAGTATAATATTCAGTACACAGTAAGCACACTTGCAAATGAAAGTTTAGTTACCAGAGGCAGAAATACACTCGTAAGTTTCTTTATGGAAAATCCACAAGCAACACATTTGTTTTTCATAGATGCTGATATTGAATTTAATCCAGAAGATATATTGAGAATGGTAGCATATGACAAACCAGTTGTGGTTGGTGCTTATCCTAAAAAAGCTCTTAACTGGACTAGTATTATTGGAGCCGCAAGAGCTAACGAAGAAGAAACAGAGGAAACTATTGAAGGTCATAGTTCAAACTATGTTGTAAATTTTGACTTCTTAAAGGACAAAGACGGTAACCATACTCCACAGGTTCAGATTGAAGACAATTTAGTTAAACTAAAAGACGCAGGTACAGGGTTCATGTGTATCGAAAAATCAGTTATACAAAAACTTTTTGATAAACACCCTGAAATGAAGTATGTTAATGATATTAATGTAGACCAAAAGTTTGAACCATTTATGTATGCATTATTTGACACAATGATTGACCCAGATAGCAGACGTTACTTATCAGAGGATTATACATTCTGCAGACTTTGGCAAAACATGGGAGGAACTATTTACTTAGATCCACGTACTGCCCTTAATCATGTAGGACATTATACATTTAGAGGAAACATAAGAAAGTTATTTACAGGCGAAAACAATTACAGCAGAAAACAAGAGGTAACATCAAATGGCAAAACAACAACCTAAGAAGCAGGTAAGCAATACAGTTATCTCAGTATTATTGCCCACAAGAGGTAGACGTGACGTTTTAAAAACTAGTGTAATGACATTAGTAGAAAAATGTAACCAAACAGATAAGTTAGAAATACTTTTTGGTATAGATGAGGACGATGAAGGTATAGGCGAATATATCAAAGAAGAATTAGCACCTTTTTTTAATGAACACAAAGTTGAAGCCAGAGCAAGTGTATTTAAACCATTAGGATACGAAAATTTACATATATACGTCAATACACTAGCAGGTGCGGCCACTGGAGAATGGTTATTCTTTTGGAATGATGATTGTTTGATGATATCAGAAGGCTGGGACGACGTAATAAGAAGTTATGATGGACAGTTTAAACTGTTAGGGCCTAAAGATAACCATGAAGGACATCCTTATGCTATATTACCTATAGTGCCTAAAGACTGGTTTATACTTATGGGACATCTAAGTCAAAACGCACAGAACGATGCTTGGTTAAGTCATATTGCATATATGTTAGATATCTTTGAAAGAGTAGACTTTGAGTTTATTCATGACAGAGCAGATATTACAGGCAATAATGATGACGAAACTTTCCAGAACAGAAAGTACATGGAAGGCAATCCCTCTGATCCAAAAGACTTTGGACATACAGATATGCAAAATGCTCGTGTAAATTCTGCACATAAAATAGCATGGTTCATGGACAAAATGGGTAATCATAATGATTTTTGGGATAAAGTGGTTGCTGGAGAACAAGACCCATTTGAAAAAATGAAATGGGCTGACGGTGTTAAAGGTGCAGGACAACTAAATGCTGTAGATGAAGAAGAATTACCTGACGACACTATTATTTCCCTATAATACTTGACATAAGTACATAATTTGCTATAATATACTTCAAACTGGAGTAATATTATGGCCACACATGCAATGATAGATATAGAAACACTAGGCACTGAGCCTGGAAGTGTAGTATTAAGTGTGGGTGCTGTAAAGTTCAATCCTTTTAATAATATAGAGCCTAACAACGGTAAACACTGGATGTTAGATGTAGACGCTCAAACAGAAAAAGGCAGAATAGTGGATGAGAGTACACTAGCCTGGTGGGGTAAACAAGAACAAAGTATTCAGGACAGGGCATTTTCAGATGTTGGCAGAACAGATGTTGATGTATTTATGAAAGATCTTAATGGTTGGCTTACTGGATGTGAAGCAATATGGTGCCAAGGTCCTCAGTTTGATATGGTAATTTTAGAAGACCTATTTAAGAATTTTGACCATCATATGAATTGGTTTTACTGGCAAGTAATGGATTGCAGAACATTATTTAAAATGATGCCTGCAGATCCCAGAAAAGCAGTACAAGAAAATTTACATGATGCTCAGGCTGACGCACACTGGCAAGCAGTATGCGTTCAGCAATTTTATCGTGATTTTAATATATTACCTAGGTAATCATATTTGCGACATTTGTAATTCTGCCTGATTTCATTAAATTATGAAATTTTTTAAAGTAAACCGATGCTAAACGATGAGTTTGACCGGCTACTATTCCTAAGGACTTCGCCATTTTTTTCTCCTATATGTGCATAACAAATTGCAAATGTTGAATAACTTTATCACTAGTGTGAACTGTTACATTAATACAACATTTATGTTACAATCATGTTACAAAACTATTTATCTTTTTACCCAAAAAAGGCTTGACATATCTGAGTTTGGTGTTATACTATATGTATAGTTTAAATAATTAGGTAGGAGTAAATATGCAAACTTTAGTAATAAACACTCAATATAGAGAGAACTATGCGGCTCATAACGAAGGTTATGAACATGGTGTTGATGAAGCACATTGGAAATTTAAGGGTGGTAGCACTTATTTTGTTACTGACTTAACTGAAGCCAATATCAACAGCATCGTTGCTAATGGTATTCCAACACTTTCTAAACTTATAGAATACAAAAACGAGGCTTTTGAAGAGTATATCATCGACTGGGAGATACGTGATCTTGGTAAAAATGGCGACGGTAAAGGACCAATTTGTGAGAGTTGGGAAATTGCTACTCAGTTCTATTACGAGAACAAGCAGTGGAAATGTCGTACCCATCACACCCCAGGCGATGAATCCTATTGGAACCCTGCTATTATAAGCAGAGCGGAACAATGGATACCTGGTGAGGGTAGTACTAGAAATGACTACCAGTGTCAGTATAAAACTGCTAATGGTTGGTTTGATCGTAATGATCCTCAACTTAAAACAGAAGTGGAGGCGGCGTAATGATTAAAGATAGAAATACAACCGTACTTTCTAAAGATGTTCAACCTACAGAAAGTTTAAAAAGGTTTATTAAAAGGTGTACTGGTGCTAAAATGACACCGGTAAAAGGGAACAACAATGCATTTTGGGTATCGGGTGACAAAAGAGGCGACTACTATGAGCAAAAATATTACAAAATAGTTTTTGGTCCAGTCACCCAAGTTTCTTACACACCAAATAGAAGTGAGAAATCAGGCTATGGTTTTGATATACAGACATCAGGCGACCTTAATGGTTGGCAGTTAATGGGCGAATATCGTAAAATGATTAAAGAAACCATGGAAAATTATAAAGAAAAGAATGCTTAAAAGGCTTGACAATATCTTAAAAAATGCTATACTATATGTATATTAAATAAACGGGAGTAATTAATATGACAAACTTAAACACAACAAACCAAAGCAAGGACAAAATTGTATCTGTACCAGGATATCATATTGGTTCTTTTACTTGCTATAATGCAAACAATGATGATAGTGTTAATATCCAACTTACTAGTTTAGAAGAAATGTGGTATGGGCACGAAGAAAACATAGATCATCCAGAAGGTTCAGAATACCCAGTAAGTATAAATGTTCCTCACATGAAGGTGATGAGAGAAAGAGTTTTTGATAGTGTTCTAAATAGAACTGGTATTGACATTAGAGATTTTGACAGTATTATACATGCTTCAACATCTCCTGGCAGAGATGAGAAAGGTAACATTATCGAAAATGGTAATGAAAACATTATTAGGAACGTATAATGAATCCTTGGAAGATCATACAAAAATTGGAATCTGATAACAGCAGACTTTTTAAAGAGTCTGTTGTTGCTGATCATATTGATAACGAAGAATTTGTTATGGGTGCCAAGTATGCACTTGACCCTCTTGTAACTTTTGGTGTACAACAAGTACCCTTTAGTGAAACTGATGGCAATGGTATTAGCAGTTCATCTTTTTATGAAATTGCTGACAAGTTAATTAATAGACAATTAACAGGACATGCGGCTCGTGATGCTATACAAGAGTTATGTGATAGTGCTACTAATGAGCAATGGAACGACTGGTACAGACGAATCCTTATTAAGGACTTTAGATGTGGTACTAGTGTAAAAACATTTAATGGTGTTAAAAAAGGTATTATTCCAGTATTTGGTTGTATGTTGGCACATGACGGAGCAAAACATCCTAAAAAAATAAAAGGCGAGTGTATGGTTGAATACAAATACGATGGCGTAAGAGTTATTGCTATTGTACAAAATGGTGATGCTACTTTGTATTCACGTAATGGCAAATTACTTCCTAACTTTCCTCATATTGAAGAGGCACTAGGCAAGCCAGAGTTTGAAGGACTTGTATTTGATGGCGAGGTAATGAGCGAAGACTTCCAAACACTTATGAAACAGGTACACAGAAAAACTGGTGCTCAAACAGAGGATGCCTACTTGGCTGTGTTTGATATGCTTACCCTTGCAGAATTTAATGCAGGTGGTACAACTAAAAATGCTGAAGTAAGACGCGGCAGACTTATAGAATTAGACCATGCTAACTTACTTCCAGACAGCATTAGAATAGTTGATGCATATAGTGTAAACTTTGATACTGAAGAGGGTAAAGCAGAGTTTGATAAACTAAACAAAACAGCATTAGCCGAAGGTTATGAAGGCTTAATGATTAAGCCCATAAACGAAGGGTACAAGTGTAAACGTTCACATGCTTGGTTAAAGGTCAAACCTTTTATTGAAGTAACACTTAAAGTTATTGCATTAGAAGAAGGCACAGGCAAAAACGAAGGCATGTTAGGTGCTCTAGTTGTTGAAGGTGAAGACGATGGTAAGTTTTTCCATGTAAATGTGGGTAGTGGACTTACTGATGACATGCGTAAGGATGTTTGGGCGGCACAGGATAGTGTTATTGGTCAACTTGTAGAGATCAGAGCTGATGCGGCAACACAATCACAAGATGCTGAAGATACTTGGAGCCTCAGGTTCCCAAGGTTTAAGACCTTTAGAGGTTTTGAACTAGGAGAAAAAATATAATGCAAACTTTAATAAATGCGGTAATTTTAGGGCAACTACTTATTATGTGGGTAGTTTGGGTTGTAAGCCAGGCAATATAATGACTAAAAAGCAAAAGCAAAAAATTCATAATATAGTACAGAGTACATTTAAAATTGTAGGTTGTGCATTTTTATTCCTTGGTATGACTATGGCACTAGGAGTAAATCCTCACATGGAACTTACTTCTTACTTGCTGTTATTTGCTGGTACTCTAATGATAATAGTGCATAGTTTTAGAGATAACGATCACATGTATTTGTTAGTATCAAGTGCAGGATTTGTACTTGTTGGCGGTGCATTCTTAGACACAGAAACAGCAATAATGATAGCAAACAACTATGGCATTGCACTAACCGAAGAACAAGGTTGGTTTGCAAAATATGGTAAAGTGTTTGTAGAAATTATTAAAGCAGTAACTTAATAAATATATACGTGGGCCAATATACAGATAAGATAAATGCTATTGCAGAAGATTTTGCTACAATAGATTTTTATGAAAAGTTATCTGCCTTAGAAGCTCGAAATGGAATGATGATAATACATTATAATCATGGTGGTAAAAAAATTACATTTAGCCGAGATTCAGAATACGAAGGAACGTCAGGAAAAGCAGGAGATGAAATTACAATTCCTGCTATAGATAAAGATTACATCAGTCTTAAAGAAAAATATCAGTCTGAAACCTGGGGAGCCCAATTGGGCAAATGGTGGAAAAAAATTACCAATAAAGAATATAATCCTAATAAAAGGTATTGACAATAAAATACTTTATGTTATACTAGTTAAAAATTAAATATGCCAAACAACAAAAACGAAGAAAGTGAACAAGTAAATGTTCAAGCAGTATGTAAACATCTTAATGTAGGTAGATTCCAGGTAGTTTTAATCGCTACACAGGTTGCCAGAATGGAAGGTATTAGACCACATGACGCATTAAAGAAAATGCTTGAAATAGAAGATATGGATGTCTATTTTAAAGAAATGAAGGAAAAACAGATAAAGGCAGAATTTAATAAAAAGTTTTGAGGAGCCCGTGTGGTATTTCGTAAACTGGGTATGGCAAAAGTGAAAAGTGTAGTCAACAACCACTCCATAGTAAAGTCCCAAAGTGTACCGCTCCTCACACCTATTTATCAATAGGGGGTTAATACCTCGGGTAAGGGACAGGTCCACGAAGCAACACCAGTCCACAATATAATACACGATCTGAGTGTAAAGTGTGGACCATCCCTCCAGTTTTTGCCGCATTCGTCTAGTGGTTAGGACACCGGGTTTTCATCTCGGCAACAGGAGTTCGATTCTCCTATGCGGTGCCATTAATTCTTATAAATAACTGTATGAAATTTACACCAAAGTGTGCAAACGATGGTAAACTTGGTTATGTGTCTGCAGATGGATACTTTAGACCCTGCTGTTGGAGGCCTTTTAAAGATAAAACATTCGATAAAGATGACTTTAACTTATCAAAAGTAACTTTAGATGAAGCCGTAGAAAACACAAATCAATGGCTAAAAGAGACGATTAAAAAAGATATAAACGATATAGATCATGTATGTAAGGTACATTGTGTATATAATTTAACATCTAAATATAGCAACCAAGATGAGAGGTTGTAAAAGTGTCTAATGAGTACATTAAGCCTAGTAGATTACATCTAGAAATAACTAAAAGATGTACTTTAAAGTGTCCTAAATGCCCCAGAACGTCATATAAAGGCATGTATGACCCTAATACAGATTTATCTTTAGACACAATAAAGAACCTTGTAGACAAGAATAAATTTAAAACAATCTTGTGTTGCGGTAATTTTGGAGATCCCATTTATCATCCTCAGGCATTAGAAATATTTAAATATTTGTCAGATAATAGCAACGTTCTAAGTATTAATACGAATGGTAGCGGTAAAAAACTAAATTGGTGGAAAGATTACTATAATACAATAGGGAAAAAGGATATTACAGTATTTGGTGTTGATGGCTTAAAAGATACAAGTAAATTATATAGAGTAAATCAAGATTGGGATAGTGTTTTTCAAGCAATGAAGTTAGGAGCAAAATTAGGCCATAGAGTAGCCTGGCAATGGATACCATTTAGTTTTAATGAACACCAAATACCACAAGCACGCCTATTAGCAAAAAGACATAATATACATTTTATGCTACTAAAAAGTGAACGATGGGATAAAGATGATCCAATGAAACCAAACAACAAAGATCTTTACATAGAAAATGAACCTTTTCTTGACAAAATAATAGAATAGTGTATCATATACAATAATGAATATCAGTATAACAGGTAGAATTGCAAAAAGAAAGCAAGTAGAAACTTTTATATTTGATAGTCTAGAACACCTTATGCCTAGACTCAGACGAGATATAGACATAGATGTTCGTATAGTAACACGATGTGATGAAAATCATTATGCATTGTGTTTAGGCGATAAGAATAGTGTGGAAATAGAACTTGCACGTGGTAGTGGTAATACAACATTTACTTTAAAAGAGATGATGGTGAACCTGGCACATGAATTAGTTCATGCCAAACAGTTTATTAAAGGAGAGTTACACCCTAGTTTAAATAGATGGAAAAAATTAGACTATAGTAATACTGCTTACAGTAGACAACCTTGGGAAAAAGAAGCATACTTATTAGAAGATAAATTAGTTGAAAAATTTTGGAATAAATAATGGCAAAAGCAAGTAGAAGAAAAGTAAATAAATCACTTATTAATGGCACAGGTAAAAAATGCACATCAATAGGTAAAGGTGGTAGAGGACGCAAAGTAAAAATTGCTATGTCTACTATGAACAAAGGTAAAAAACGTTCTATGTCTATTAATAGAGGTCAAGGATAATAAATAAACGTATGTTAGAACCTTCAGATAAATGGCTATGTAAATTAGTAGAACCTAAGCATCCTGCACTCCACAGACCTGCGAATATAGATCCATTTTCTGCTCCAGATGATGCCAATTGGGCTCAAAGAGAAGTAGATATGTTTGAGCTCATGCATAAAAGAATTGGCATAGGCTTGGCAAGTCCTCAAATCGGTAACAGTTACAATATGTTTGTAATGAATATGAAAGATACTGGAGATGTAGGTGTTTATAACCCTAAGATAATTGAGTTTAGTGAAGAGACTATTTTAATGGAAGAGGGTTGTTTAACATTTCCATTACTATTTGTACACATTACCAGACCAGAAAAGGTAAAAGTTAGTTACACATTGTATGATGGAGTAACAGAAGTAGAAGGTTGGCTAGAAGGAATGGATGCCAGATGTTTTCAACATGAATACGAACATTTGCAGGGTGATCTTTTTATAGATAAAGTAAGTGAATTTAAGTTGCAGAGAGCAATGAAAAAACGAGAAAAATATCTTAAAGAAATCCAACGCAAAGTCAAGATATGATCAATTATCCTTTTTGGGTAAATGACTTCGATAGAGTCAAAGACCACAGACTTACCCATCCAGACGTAGCAAAAATATTTGAGCAACCTGTTGCATTTTGGTACGGCGCCAAAAAAAATAAAAATGCTAATAAAAACTTAGATAAAAGTCTTAAACGACTATTAAAAAGAACCTTACCTGGATTACCTTATTTTGTTTTATATAACTTACCTAATAGAGATATAGGACAATACAGTAAAGGAGGCGCCGGAGATGCCACAGAGTATCTTTTATTCCTCCAAGAGTTTTGTAAAGGTATTAAAGGGCATAGTCCTATAATTATATATGAGCCTGATGCCTTACCACATACTACAATGATGACGCCCAAAGAAGCTCAGTATCGCATTAATTTAATGAAGGCAGGTATTGATGTGCTTACAGAAGAAAGCGATGCATTAGTGTACATAGACATTGGCCATAGTAATTGGCTAAGCCCAGAACAAGCATCAGAGCTAATTTCCAGTGTATCTAACGACAAAGTAAGAGGGTTTAGTGTTAATGTAAGTAATTATAGAACTACAATAGAATCAGCCAAATGGGCAAATAAAATATGTGAGCACAGACCTATGGATCAATATGTGATAGATACTAGTCGTAACGGCAATGGCCCACATGGTAATAACTGGTGTAATCCCCCTGGAAGAGCAGTAGGCGAACCACCTACATGCAATACAGGATTAGAAAAATGTGATGCATTTCTTTGGGTAAAGATTCCTGGAGAATCAGATGGTAAAGGCAATGGTGGACCCAGAGCTGGTAAGTTTTGGCCTGAAATGGCAACAGAATTAATTAAAAATTAACTAACACCACTAGGATCTTGATCATCCATGTCTGGCATATCAGGTTTCTCAGGCATTTCTTTATTATCTCCCCTTGGTGCATTTAATTCTGCATCTAAATAGTTTCTAGCACCGTCTAAATAATTTTGTGCTTTCACTATTTTACTTTGCCACCAATGTGGGAAATCTGAATCTGGTAAATCTTTTAACATTTTGTGCATGTCTATAGAAGCCTTACCTATTAAGTATAAGTTCTTCATTAACATGCCTCTTTCGTTATCTACATGTCCAACAGCAACCTTTTCAACCTCACCTTCGCCTGTGTCTGATTTGTAATCAACTCCAGGCTCGCCATCTTCGTTTACTATTCCTGCTAATTTTTGTAATCTATCTATTTCGTTCATACTAGTATTTATCTAATTCTGCAATTAAACCTTTTAATGGTTCTAATCTTGTTAGTAATTTTCTATTGTGTTTTAAATGGCCTAAAGCAATTTCAGAGTTAAGTATGCTACTCAGCTCATCTATACTCATATTATTAATAACATGAAGTAAATTGAAGTCATTATGTAAGTAATGATGGTATGATGTTACAGGTATTTTGTTATATTCAAATAAATGTTTAAATGTTTTATAGCCTAAACTTTCTAAATACTTTTCCAGTGGATATGATATATGTAAAAAAGGTATTCCATACCAAAAGTTTTTATATGTCTTTTCTGTTAGGAAAAAATTATTTTTACCACTTTCAGAACTACTGTATAATATAGAAGGATTATCTCTAGATGCTGTTGTTTCAACAAAAATATTAAAGGCACATCTATTATATATTTCATCATCCATACACCATTCATCATTAGTCATATAGTCATCATAAATTATAGGAGTACTAAATAATTCAAAGTTAGTTTCTATGTTATACTCTTTACATGCTAGTTCTAAATGGCTATCCCATTTATTATCACTTCCTTCATTGTGCCAGGAATATATAGACTTTTTATTCATTTTATTATGTATAAAAAAAGCATGAACTATTTTTCTAAAATATCTGGCATTTTTTTGCAGTAAACAGTAATGTAGATCAAAATTCCTATGTTTTATTTCAGGTGGCGGGATATTTTTACCTGATTGATGTATCATAAAACTTGTACTAAATCCGTCATAAGAAAAAATTTCTATTTTTTCAAATTCAGGTATATAGTTACTGCAATCTATGTCAGATATAAACTCTCCTGTGAGCCATTGTTCTCTAAAGAACTCTTGAGGATTACATGACGTAATTAGTTTTATATTACAAGCAGGTACGCCCTTATCAATTAGTTTAATAAGGTATTCTATAAATGGTACATTTATGAAATCTTCTATGATTGTATCAAGTATTAGTATATTTTTATTATTGCTAACAGATTTCTCAACAACCTGTTCTATCATTTCTTCACTTATGTGATCGTATGTCTGATTGCCAGCATACGAAAATATCATACAGGGATAGTAAGCATTGTCTGTAAACTCTGCTTTTAAATTTAATTTTTCGTTATAAGTTTTTATATGGCCATATAAAGTTTTATGGATTAATACTTCAGATGGAGCAAAGAACTTGTCGTATATAGGTAGCATATACAACTATTTAGTTTTTAAGTATGAGATTTTTTACTATTGCGGTTTAACTACAGCCACATGATGAGCAAGCCATCAGTTTATGTTTTTTATTACCACATTTAGGACATTCGCCTTCTTCTAAACCTGCTAATTTTTTAAGTTCTTCCATTGCGGCTTCTAATGCCTTATTACCAGTATCTTCAACAGATTCTTCGTAGTCTGCATCTGCAGGTTCCATACCATCTGCGGCATCCTGACTGATGTCATGTGCGGCTGGTTCAAGTACCTCTTCTCTGTACTTCTCAAAAGTTTCCTCGTAGTTATCTTTGTGGAGAAAGTCAGGAGCAATATGTTGTTGCATATCATCTATTAATTCTTCTTCTTTTTGTCCAACATAGTCCATAAGATCTTCATCACTCATGTCACTAATAGACTGTTCAGAAGGTTGTGATTCATTAACACTTTCGTCTTTTTTATGTTTACCGATATATTTTTTGTATGCGGCTTCGTTATCGTCTATTTCTTCTTGTGAAGGTTCATTTGGGTCGTCATCAAATTGTACATACCCGGAACCATTACAATGTTTACAGTCTTCATCTTTTCCATCACAATGGTAGCAGTCCCCACCTTCTGCAATTTCTTCATCCTCTTCAACGCCATCTTCACACTTTGCCATTTCTTTGCACTTGCTACAACGACCTACATTATCTTCAATTTCGCCTTCGATAGGAGCATCACAGCAATTACTGACTTTATCTTTTCCTTCTTCAATACCGTAGTCTGATTTAATGTCTGATAAGTCTAAACTTTCTTCAGGCATTTCTGGCTCATCGTCTATTACTGGTGAGTCATCACCTGCTTCTAAATCCATTTCTTTAATTGCTTTCTTTACAACTTCCATTGTAAATTTTTTATCATCATCACTAAGTTTAGTAATTCCGCCTTCTTCTTTTTCTAATTGTTTAATTATGTTATTAAGTTTTTCGCCTGCTTGTAGTCCGTTATCATTTGCAGGTGAAATTCGTTCGTTGATCTCAGCCAGTAAGTTTGCTGGGCTTCTTAAAAGTGCCTGTATAAACTCCTCTTTCTTAACTTCAGGATCATTTACATCTGAACCTTCAGGAAATCTGTTTGCTATACTGTGAAAAGAAGAACTTTTGCTAGGTGGTGTAAACTCAATATCCTTTACTTCCACATTAGTTTCAAATTCTACAGGAGCATTTTCTTGGACTTCTAATCCTGCTAATTTCATTAATATATTTAAATCTTCGCTCATTTTTTCACCTACTATTTTATCATATATGAGATTAAAAACTGTCTCGTTATATTCTTTAAATTGCTTTTCAAAAACCTGTTTAGCAGATTCTTTATCTGGACTATTTTTTAAAGCATTTCTAAATGCACTTGCACTTTCAACTTCACCATCACTTTCTATGTTAGGCACTTCAAATAAGTAACCTCTCTTATCCATTGTTTGTGGTGTATCACCAATACTATTTATCATTTGATAGTATTTTGGTTCAAATTCTCCAGTATCCTTATTAGCTCTAACCTTCATATCTAACCCAGTATCAGGATCTATGTTGTTCATAGCAAATCTGGTATTCATATCCTTTTCGCCCACAGCAAAGATCACTATAGTATCACTGTGATCAAATTGATTATAAAATGTATGTACATAAGGCTGTTGAGCCTCTAATACTCTTTCGGGGGCTATACCCTGTGCCTGAGCAATCATTTGTTTTTGTTTAAAATTAAAGGGAGACTTTTCTTCGTCAACTTTGTTAGATGTTCCTATGTAAACTTCATAGTCTTTGAAATGTGTTTTAAGGTAATCAAATACTTTCACATGATGTGATAGCATGGGCTGAAATCTACCTGGATATATAACAACCTTTTTCATTTAGATCTTACCACTTACGGCAAGACCAATATCTGGCCTTTGTCTTTGGTCCTGGATTGTCGCAATTATGTCTTGCTCTGAAACTTTTCCTGGCTTTGGGATTGCTCTTTCTGATACGCATTGTCTTACGTTTTGCTGATGTTCCACCGTGTCCAAAATTTACTTTTTTTACATTTCCTGTTTTAGGATCTTTAACATAAACTTTAAACTTCTTAACATCTCCACGCATAGGCTTATTAAGTTTAACTTTACGTCCTTGGTATTCTGCTTCAAATGTATGTTCTTGATCTTCACTGTAGCCTAATACTCCAAACTCTTCGTGGAAGTCTTTATTGTCTTCTAATGTGATTTCATCTTCTCTAATTTTATGGACCCTACCATCGAGTTTGTCTTCTTCATCACTGGTTACACCATCAGGATGTCCCAGGTTTCTGTTATCTATATAGTCAGCATTGCAATTACAATGTGGGCAATCTGATGGACACTCACAGTCTTTTCTTTCTACATCTGCACCACAACACTTATCTGAGCAATGTGTATCTCTTTTGTTTTCTGATAGTTTAACACCATAAATCATTTTAGCAACATCTTTAACCATGTCTGCCATTTCTGAGTTTTGGCTTTCCAGTTCAGCATATAGTTCTGCGGCTGACATTTCAGTCCAGCGATTCTCATCACCTAATGCTTTGGCAATCATTTTTGCTACTGCTGATTCTGAAGCATCGCCTTCTGCATCTTCTGGAAGTTTAACACCTTTTAATCTAGCGGCTTGGTTTTTTCTCAAACGGATTAATTCTCTATGTGCTCTACTACTAGGATCTACCTCTTCTGGACCGCCCGGGTAAGTTCCATCAGTTCCCACAAACATTCCCTTTTCAGGTTTAAATACATATTCTTTGCCATTAGGAAGTTTTACTATATCAGCAAGATCTAAACTTTGAAAAGGACGCCCTTCTGTTTTAATACCAGATAGATGTTTAAGTAATTCAAGTTCTATTTTCTTCTTCTCTTCTTTTTTCTCTGATTTTTTAATTTTTTTGTCGTGTTTATCAATATTATCTGTAGCGAATGTTTGATCTATTGTGCCTTCTTCAAAATTAACATCTTCTTTAGTTAATCCTGCGGCTTTCATACCTTTAGCAACTAAACTGGCTCTTTGTGCCCTGCCCATATGCGGATAATCTACAGCCATTTGTTGCATAGCCATTCTGGGATCATCCATGCCTTTAACCATATTAGCAATTTGTTTTACGATTTCTTCATCGCCTGGGTAATTTGCTTTAGCATCATCTCTGTCTGCTTTACGTTTGTCATGTTTAATAATTTCTGCCCAGTTAGGTAAGCCATCATCGTTTTGCGTCATCTCGCCGCCATCACAACCAAAGTTACCCCAGCCATAACAACTGTCTTCACCGTTCTCTTCGTCACCATCCATGCAACTGCTACCAGCACACTCAGGACATATACCATCTACCACAGTTTCTTTCTGCCAATCATGTCTGCAGTCGTCTGTAGCATCTTTTAAATCTTTAAATGCTTCTTGTCTTTGTTCAGCATCATAGTAATCATCTGGTGTGCCAATCATATCGTCTGACAGATCTGGCATATCCATTTCTTCTAAATCTATATGTTGTTCTTGTATGCCCTCAACTATTTCAAAATCATCACTACTAGTGCCAGTATAACGTGATGCTGTTCCACCATGTTGAGCCTTTGCTTTGTCTATTGCACTCTTGCTATGCATAGCAGTAACTTTATATTCTTTACCACTTGATTTATGTTTAACTGTATAATGTTGGAAGGATTCTTCAACAGATTCTGATTTCTTTTTTGCTTTGCCTTTTTTGATCTGTTTGCCTAAGCAACCTGACTCACTAGGCTCCTGAAAGCCTGATCCGATTTTAATGTTTTCGAAGAAGTTTACTAGTTTCATGTAAACTATTTATCACTTTTTTAGTCTTCGCTAGGAGTTTTCCATACGATGTCTATACCGCGTCTAGCAAGTTCATTCATACATTTTTGTTTAATTTTAGGCTTTTGACCATTATTAATGTAATCGAATAACTCGTCTTTAGATATGTTTTTGATGTAAAAGTTTTGTGTTACCCTGCCTTGGCCTTTGACCATTGTTGTCTGACTGGGTTTAAATTTTGTTGGCATGACTACTCCTAATTTATTAAAACAGTATTTATCTAATTAGGAGTAATCAATAATATGTTAGCCTTCTTTTTTAACTAGTGTGTAGATTCCGTAACCTAATCCTACCCAAGCGGCTAATTTTACTATGCCACCAAATAGTATTATGCTACCTGATATTGCAATTAGAGCAATTCCATCTAGACTTGTTCTCTCACCTACTCTGTCTGTGATCCAATCTTTTGCTAATGTTATATATTTCATAATTAATCCTATTTCTTTTTCTTTCTTACTGTATTACTTACATTCTTTGCCTTACCCTTTCTGTTTTTATTGGGGTCGTTACGTCTTTTCTTTGATACTGCTTTACCAATTGCGGCTTTACCGCCTTTGGCTCTTAAACTTGCGGCTCTGCTTTTGCTTAAACATTTAGGTTTACCTTCGCCTTTCTTACTGTCTCCGCACTTGCCAATACGTTCGCCTTTGGTGTTGTATCTGTCCCAACCGCCACCACCGGCTCCACCTTTCTTCCCTTTGCCAAACCAGGCTCTTAAATTTTCGTCTATGCCCTCATTAGTTATTCCAAATTCTGGCATAGCAATAAACGTATTGTTCATCATAACTTTGATGTTTTCTGCTTTAAAATTATATGGAGGACCCATAAGTTCTGAAATCTTTTTACTTAATTCGTTTTTGTCTTTTATGTTATCGTCTACCCAACTTTCTGGTTTTGCGGCGCCTACTGGAGTAAATGCATGAAGTTCAAACTTATCGTTACTTGGGGGAGATGGGGGAGATGGAAAGTTACCCTGAATGACTTCGCCTTCACTAATTATTTCACGGATAAACATGTTATTTCTTTTTAGATTTTTTCTTCTTGGAACTGTTGCCCCAATTCTTAGCACCTACTTTACGGCACTTGACTAAGGCACCACTGGCGTATGCACTGGGCCATACTTTGTATCTGGATTTTACTTTGTGATAACAAGCATCTTGTTTTTCTGCTAACTGATCAAATTCTTCTTCTGTAATTAAATCACTTGCTGATTTATTTTTGTTATTCTTACTACCAACTAACATACCTGTATAAGGGTGTGGTTGTTCTCTGCCTGTTACTGGCTTACTGAGTTTAGGTTTAGGATCAGAGGCTCTGACTACTTTAGTAGCGACTTCCGAAATTTTCATTATTCAATTGAGCCTGTGTAAAATACCTTTACTGTGGCTGTACCGGCACTGGCTCCGCCCTGAGTTACTATTGCACTAATGGCTGTTGAAGCCGCATATACATGATCATTTTCAAATATGTGCTGTCCACCTGCAGGTTCGAATCCACTAAACAGTCTGTCAGTGTCATCAGCATCACCTACAACTATTTCTGTTGTTGCATTTGCACCAGTCCAGTTACCTGTACCTTTTTCAACAACAACTTTTTGTATAGTAGTATTTGCGGCGGCTGTACCAATTGATACTGTACCACCGTCGTAAGTTACACTTGCGGAAATATAATTAAGTTTTTGACTACCACTAGCATCTAACTGCCCTTTAGTAACAGCATGGCTACTTGCTGTTCCGTTTGCAATGGCAATATTTTCTAATGCATCTGCATTGTCTTTTAAACTAATTACTGAACTATCACTGGCATCTATTACTGCACCTTGTTTACCAAGTTCTAAAGTAGTACTAACGCCTGCTATACCATAGTTTTTTACTGAGTCTACCATAATAGTTTCCTATATTAAGAAATGTTACCTAAATCGCTATTGCTGTTTTGTGCATTATTAATTGAACCGTAATCTGTTACACTTACACTATCACTTGCTAATACAACACTAACTGTGGCTGTTCCGGCACTTGCGGCACCGTTAGTTACTTCTGCTGTTAATACTGATTCTGCTGAGTACTCATATTGGTATTGTGAATGATATTGTCCTACTTTAGTTACATCAACATCTCCGCTTCTGATAAACCTTGAACCGTTTGATGTATCACCAACTTCAACATAGTCACCTGCTCCACCACTTGTCCAAGCACTAGGAACATCAACTGTTACTGATATTATTCTACTACCTGCCGCAACAGTGGCAATATTACTTGCACCTGATGTATTGTAGTCAACATCTAGAGTTACATGCTGAACTAAATCAGACGTTGTTGCATCTAACTGAGCTTTAGTAACAGCCTGTGTTGATGTTGTTGCGTTTGCAATAGCAATTTTTTGTAATTCGTCACCTGATGTATAAAACCCTATAGCATCTGCATTACCTGTGATGTAGGAACCCTGTTTACCAAGTTCAACATTAGTACTAACACCTGCTAAGTTATATTTTTTAACTGTGGCCATTTAAATCTCCGCGTATATTTAAAATCTATAATTGTATTTATCTTATCTTGACATATTACTGGTTTGTGTTATACTTATCCTATGTTTGATGACTCTATAAAACGTATTGGTTTTTGTTGTAAGTATCTGGAAGAAGACCAGACACAAAAACCTAAAATACTAAAAGAAAAACAGCAGATGTATACTGAAAAGTCTACTACAAGACTGTGGTGTAACAATAATCCTGACAAAGCAGAACAGAAGTTATTGGATTGTGTTGAACACAATATGCAAAGTGCATACAATCTTGTGGAGTATGTGAGTACACTACCTGAAAATATGCGTATGGTAAGACTAGGCAGTAACCAAATACCCATGGCAACTGAACCTACATGGAGATATGTCTTTGAGGATAAAACAGTAATTAAAGAACTTGAGAAAGGATTTAGCAAAGTAGGAGAACTTGCCAGAGAAAAAGATGTCCGTTTAAGTTTCCATCCTGGACAGTTTTGTGTACTTGCTAGTGACAAACCTGAGGTTGTAGAACGAAGTATTGATGAGTTTGAGTATCATGCTAACATGGTACGTTGGATGGGTTTTGGTAAAGAGTTTATGGACTTTAAAACTAATGTCCATATTTCGGGTAGACAAGGATATCAAGGTATCATAAATATACTAGATAAATTGAGCCCAGAAGCTCGTAACACAATCGCTATTGAAAATGACGAAATGTGTTGGGGATTAGATGAGTCCCTACAATTAGAAAAATATGTTGCACTGGTGTTAGATATACACCATCACTGGATTAGAGATGAAGAATATATACAAGCGAATGATGACCGCGTTAAAAGGGTTATTGATAGTTGGCGTGGTGTCAGGCCTACTTTACATTATAGTTATAGCAGGGATGAATGGTTACCTGAACCATCCGTGCTTGGTGCAAACCACCAACATGGAGACATGCATGATATCAACAACCTACTCGATTTAGGTTGCAAAAAACAAAAACTAAGAGCCCACTCTGATTTTTATCCTAATGAACAAGTAAACGAATGGGCATTGACCTTTTGGCAAAACTTTGACATACAATGTGAGGCCAAAGCCAAAAACTTGGCAAGTAAACAGTTATACGAAACAGCATTGGAATTAAATCTATGTCAGAGCATATAGAAGGCCAATATAGAAAATCCTTACTGCCAGAAGCAAAATTTAAAGGTAAAAAGGTCTGCGTACTCACTAATTATAGAACAGGTAGTACTTTTTTTATAAGAGAAACTTTCTTAGAAAACAGACTTATGCCCATGGAAAATTGGGAACATTTTAATACTAATAAACAATTTGATTTTTTAGTAAATGAACTGCACGAAAGATCGGCATTTGTCTTCAAATTAATGCCAGATCAAATAAACTTAGACAAGGAAAAATATCACACAGTATTAAGTGAATGTGATGAAATAGTTTATCTTTTTAGACGAGACTTTAAAGCCCAAGCAAGAGGCTGGATAGCCTGGAATCTATCTGGTGATCATGAGCATCATTATGGTGAGATTAAAAAGTATGATATAAATGTTACACAAGAAATTGCTGACTACTATAGTAAGGAACTTATAGATAATTACAAGTTTATGAACTACTCATTTAAAAGGTATCCTGGTAGTGTTTACTGTTTGGAGGACTTCCCTATACAAGTTCCTTATAGCAGAATTTATAATTGGCAAACAAATATAAAAATTCCTGAGTTTAATACTCATAAAGAAGTGTTCAGATCTTGAACATTTACAAAAAATATTCTGGTAAATAGCACTATGAAGGTTTTAATTATTGGTGGCTGTGGCTATGTAGGCTCAGCAATTGGTAAGCATCTCGCAGACAAACATGAGATTACCAATATAGATTTAGAATGGTTTGGTAATCATTCCTATGCTCATACAATTAATATGGACTACAATGACTTAACACCTAAATTTTTAGATAAATTTAATGTTGTAGTACTCACAGCAGGTCACAGTAGTGTAAAAATGTGTGATACAGACTTGCAAAGCAGTTTTAATAACAATGTAAGGAACTTTGTAAACCTCACTAATAAACTGACAACACAAAAATTTATATATGCCAGTAGTGCCAGTGTGTATGGTAATACATCTGATACTGAAATATCAGAGGACAATGTAAACTTCAGTCCTATAAATTATTATGATATGACTAAGTTACATATAGATCACATCATGCATTTAAGTCCTTTAGACTATTATGGATTACGATTTGGTACAGTAAATGGTCCAGCACCCAGTATTAGAACAGATGTAATGATCAATGCTATGGTGAATACTGCTATGCAAAAAGGTGAGATACATGTATTTAATGCTGATACTCGCAGAAGTATATTAGGAATAAACGATTTATGCAGAGCAGTGGATACAATTATAGACGATAATATAATGTCCAACAGAGGTATATACAATACAGCAAGTTTTACAAATACAGCAGGAGAGATTGCAGAAGCAGTAGGCAAACATGCAAACGTTCCTGTTATAGATAAAGATCCTCCTAGTGTTATCTTTAATGAGAAGTTACAAAATAAAACATACGACTTTGGTATTAGTACTACAAAGTTTGAAAACACATTTAACTTTAAATTTACAGACACATTAGACAGTATCACACAGGAGATGGTAGATCAATATGCAAAATGCAATAGAGACCACAGAGCAGAACTCGTACACTACACTTGATAAATGTGTAGCATGTGGCGGTTCTAACTTAGAACAATTTTTAGACTTGGCCGAACAGCCACTTGCTAACAACTATCATGACGGCACAGGCGGTGGTGAGTCGTTTAAGTTAGGATTAAACTTATGTACTGATTGCTATCATACTCAACTGCCTGTTAGTGTAGACCCTACAGCAATGTTTGATCATTACTTATATGTAACAGGCACAAGTCAAACACTCAGAGACTACTGTGATTGGTTTGCACAATTTGTTACAGACAGAGAGCAACTAAAATATGGAAATGTTTTAGACATAGCATGTAATGACGGCACCCAACTAGATAGTTTTAGAAAACTGGGTTGGAAAACATATGGTGTTGATCCTGCTAAAAATTTATTTGAGATAGCATTAGAGAAAGGACACATGGTGCGTAATGCATATTGGCCTATAAGTTATCCGCAAATGGATGTGATAACAGCACAGAATGTTTGTGCCCATACTCCTAATCCATTAGAGTTTTTAGAGGGTGTAAAAAGGGCACTAACTACAAATGGTACAGCATACATACAAACAAGCCAAAGCCAAATGTATCAACGTAATGAGTTTGATACCACATACCATGAGCATATAAGTTTCTTTAGTGCAAACAGTATGAAGACACTAGCCGAACGAGCAGGCTTAGTATTAACTGATATACACATTACTCCTATACACGGAGACAGTTATGTGTTTGTACTAAAACATCAAGGTGCTGATGTACAGAGTTCAGTTACAGAAACAATTAGGAAAGAAGGTAAAGAAGGCAGACACAATCCTAACTTCTATCAAATATTTGGATTAAATGCTAGAAGCATAGTTGGGAAATTAAAAGATCTAGTTACTAAATGCCAAGCAGAAGGCACACCTGTGGTAGGGTATGGTGCGGCGGCTAAAGGCATGACTGTATTAAATGCAAATGGCATACAGTTAGACTGGATTGTTGATGACAATGAACTCAAACAAGGTTTACTTACACCGGGTACCGATATACCTATAAAAGACAGAAACAGTTTAGATATAGATGAACACATAGTTGTTATACCTTTGGCATGGAACTTCTTTGATGAGATAAGAGCTAATGTAGAAGAAGTAAGACAGGACAAATCCACACAATATGTACAATACTTTCCTAGAGTTATGTTTGTAGCATGAAGAACTATTTAATAAGAAGCCTATACAAGATTAAATCTCCTATGTGGTTTGAGGATCGCAGTAGTGAGGGAGACTTATATGACTGGTATATGAAAATGCACGATATAAGTTTAAGAAGTTTTAAGAAACATTTGCAGGGCGATTGGGAGTTCGTCTTTTTTAATAAGGAAGTAGAGAATATCCAGGAAGTATTTAAGGATCATTTCTTTGAGATATATGATATATGGAAACAGGGCGATACTAATATTTTATACTGTGGACCGGACAACATAATGATGAAGCCTACTAAATTTTTTGGTGAGTACGATGAGTTTCGTATGTTTAACTACACAGACCCAAAATCAAGTATAGAACCTAATCATTATGATGTACAACACGAACATTTCTTTAACGCAGACGTCAGATATTACCCAAGTACAATGAGCCAAGACATCTGGGACATGGGTTTAGAGATGGCAGAGAATTGGGACTTTAACAGTTGGAACACAGAGCAATTTATACTTAACAAAATGTTATGGGATCAAGAAGGCAGAACAATAGAAAACACACTAGACCCCACAGTTGCATATCAGGGCCATCAGTTGTTTATAGAAGATTGGGAACAAAGGAAAAGTTACTCAAACGACTGGAATGGATGTGATATAAAAGATGCACAAATTATACACCTACATGGAAGTAGGAATGCACCCAGAAAGTTTTCTCTAATGAAACAATTAGAGAAACTTTCCTAATTAAAATGCTTGGTGGCCACCTTGCAAATATGTTGAACAGTCATTTTGCAGTTCTCCTGCTCTATTCTAGGCTTTACTACGAGGGAGCCGATTTTTTATTACTGTTAGACTGAAATCTATTCTGCCCAACAAATATATTTAACAAAAAAGTAACAAAACAGTTAAATTAGCGGTAAAAATGCCAAAAAAAAGCCCTGAACTAGTCCAGGGCTCCCTATCTGACGTGTATGTTACTTCTTGTTAAAGACGTGGTATAGTATCCAAACACCTACTAATCCTAGTAAGCCTTCGTTACTCAATCCATTCAAGATAGCCATGATGTTTGTAACAACCTGGAAATCTCCTAGGAAAGGAACTGCTCCACCAAATAATACTTCAAGTACTACTCCAAGAGCAATAACACTGATACCGACTTCAGTAAGTTGTTTGGCCCATCCGCCAACACTTTTAAGAATATCCATATATCAACCTCCATTTGAATATCAGTAATTTGACATTCAGATATTATTTAAATCTCCAGTTTCACTAGTTAAACTATTATATAACATTTAAATACAGTTATAATACAACAAAATGGGCAGATAAAACAGATGTTAATAACAAAACAAATAGAGAAAAATGACGTAATAACAATAAAATTACTCACAGGAGAGGAAATTTTAGGTAGATTTGAAGGTGAAGATGAAAATGGACTTCATGTTTCCAGAGCTAGTGTTGTGGCGGCAAATCCAGAAGGAGGACTAGGATTAGTTCCTTGGATGATGAGCTCAGCACCAGAAAAAATTAGTATAAATAAAAGCACGGTAGTAACTTACTCACCCACAGTTGAACAGATTGCAGACAAATTCACAGAAGCCACTACAAACATTCAGATAGTAAAGTAGACACTTGACACCATACAAAAATTTGCTATAATATAGGAGCAATAGGAGAAATCTATATGTTGGAAACTGGATATATGACTGCTAAAGCACTAATGATGACTTTGATGTTATCAGATGGTGTAAACCTAAATGAACATACTGTTGAAGAAACATATTGTATGTCATTAAATATATATTATGAAGCTCGAGGAGAAAGTTGGAGAGGTAAGACAGCCGTTGCCCATGTAACTCTTAACAGAGTAAAACACGAAAAATATCCTAACACAGTTTGTGGTGTTGTATTACAAGCAAAACTCTGGAAGGGAAACCCCATCAGAGATATGTGTCAATTTGCATGGTATTGTGATGGCAAAACAGACATTCCACAACTAAGATACAAAGCACAACCTAGAAAAAATAAAGCAATTAAACCCAACGTAAGAGATTGGGAGAATAGTGTTGCTACAGCAATACAAGTTATGGAAGGTTATAGCAGAGACATAACACAAGGTTCTACACACTATTTTAATCATAATATTTCAACACCCAGTTGGAGTACTATATATCCCACAAAAACTATCATAGGAAACCACACATTCCAAAAACGTAACGACTAAGATACGATAAATATATACTGTTATAATACACACAATTAGGAGTAACAGTATGTATGAATATAGATGTAAAGTTCTGAAAGTCGTTGATGGAGACACGGTAGATGTAGACATCGATCTAGGATTTGGAGTTTGGTTAAAAGACGAAAGAGTTCGTATAATGGGTATTGATACGCCTGAAAGCAGGACGTCAGACAAGGTAGAAAAGTTATTTGGTTTAGCGGCAAAAGAAAAACTTAAAAGTATGTTAGGCAAATCACCTACTTTAAAGACGCAGGTAAACAAAGACGGCGAAGACATGAAAGGTAAGTTTGGTAGAATACTAGGCGACTTTGATGTTTATGATGCAGAAAAAGATGCATGGCGTCCAGCAACAGATGTACTTATTGAGACAGGAAATGCAGTAGCATATTTTGGTGGAAGTAAAGAAGAAGTACAAGCCAAGCATATGGTAAACAGAGATAAATTATTGCGAGAAGGTTTTGTTAGTAAAGAAGACTTTGATAAAGCAACAGCAATAATGGAAACAAAGAAAAAGTAATGAACAAATTATTTTTTAGTTTATCCCTTCTACTGTTTTCTACATTTAGTTTTGGATGGTGGAACACAGGACATGCAACAGTATGTCAGATTGCAGAAAATCATTTAACACCAGAAGTAAAAGCAGAAGTAGATAGACTTTTAGACAATAAAAGTTTTGCAGAAAGTTGTAATTGGCCAGACTATGTTAGACCAAACAGATATAATACTTTTCCTTGGCATTTTGTAAACATACCTAAATCTAAATTAAAAGTTGAGGCAAGTGATTGTCCTCCAGAATCCTGTGTTCTCGAAGCAATACAAATGCATATCAGATTACTTAGAAATAAAAACTTACCTGATTCAGACAGAGCAGAAAGTTTAATGTTTTTAGGACACTTTGTAGGTGACATTCATCAACCATTGCATGTAGGTGAAAAAGAAGATAAAGGTGGCAGTGGCCATGAGGTTAATATAGATCAAGCAACGCAAGATGCTCTTAACTATCAAGGCTATAACGAATGGCTTAAATTAAATAAATTACAAGTACATCAGTTAGCATTAAGGGAACCTAAATATCCACCACACATAAAGAAATCAAATATGCATAGTATTTGGGATGGTGCTGTACTACAACATAAACTAATCAAAGATGATATTGCATGGTATGATTATGCAGATAATTTAGCAAAACGTAAACCCACAGTACTGTTAGGAAACCCTGTGATGTGGGCACAAGAAAGCAAAGACGTATTAGGCTTACACAGTTTTGGATACAATGTAGAGATAGAAGACATTGATGCAGAGTACTTAGAACATCATTTACCTGTATTGGAGCAACGCCTAGTTCTAGCAGGATACAGACTTGCTACAATACTGAACCAGATTACACTATAAAATACTTGACAATGCCTAAATAGAGTGTATAATAGGATATACATATAGAGGTAATGTAATGGCAAAAAGATTTTACTCAGGTAAAACATATACCCACGCAACTGGTCACAGTTGTGCATTTAGACAATGGAGAGCAGATAGTCACTGTAACTTAATACACGGCTATTCTCTACAGTTTGAATTTGAGTTTGGTTGTGAGGAATTAGATGATCGCAACTGGGCAGTAGACTTTGGCGGTCTAAAAGAACTTAAAGAATGGTTAAAATTTATGTTTGACCATACTTACTTGTTAGCAAGTGACGACCCAGAGTTCCAAACATTTCAAGATCTAGCAGATAAAAATCTAATAGACTTGAGAGTTGTTGGTGCTGTAGGTTGTGAAAGATTTGCTGAACAGGCCTTTGACGAAGCAGATAAAATTGTAAAAGATATCAGCAATAATAGATGCTGGGTTCAAAAGGTCACTGTAAGAGAACATGAAGCCAATAGTGCAACATGCGAACTTGCAGACACTCAGAAGATACGATTTGTAGACTCTGAGAAATAACGAAGAAAGATAGATGATGAACGAATAGTTTTGAATGGGGGCAGGAGTGATATCTACTTGCCCTTCACTTTCTTATTTTCCATACTGAAATAACGATAAATAGTGGTATAATGCTATTTGGTATACTCACATTAATCACAGCACTTGCTATTGCAGGTGTGGCCGCCTGGTTCAGTATCGCTGGACTTATGATATTCTTTGGCGGAATGCCAATGAGTGTAGCCATTATGGCTGGTACATTAGAAGTAGGTAAACTACTTACAGCAAGTTGGCTTTACAGATACTGGAACGAAACATCAATACTACTCAAGACATATCTGACCACAGCAGTTGTAGTTCTGATGGTTATAACATCTGCAGGTATATATGGTTACCTGTCTAAGGCCGCCAGTGATGTATCTAGTGACGGTGCTGTAGCCTTTGCAGAAGTAGAACGTGTTGACGGACTTATTCTCAGAGAAGAAAATAAGATTGCCATTATAGAGGATAGGATAATAAGTGTAGGTGGTAGTGTTGATGTAAGTGAAAGTATTGAACAACAGGAAACTATCAGAGATGGTGCATGGCAAAGAGTACAAGGTGATATAGATTATGCACAAGGACAAATAGACAGACTCAGAGACCAACTCGCAGTATTAGATAAAGCAGTAAACGATCTAAGAAACAAAGGTGTAGAAGTTGTTGTAACAGATGAGGGTGGTATATTCCAGGGAGATACCACAGAAAAGATAGACTATGTTGCACAGGCAAACGACTTATACAACCAACAAGAACAGCAACGTGCAGATATCAAAACAGATATAGACAAGCAACAAGCAAATATAGATGCATACCGACTACAAGCACAAGATACAATTAACGGTGCTAATGCAGAAATAAACAGACTTAGGAACACTAGTTCCAATCAGCAAGATGCAAACATTGAAAAGATAAATGCTTTTAACACTGATATAGACGCAATTTACGACAATATCGCAGTACTTAAAGACAGTAAATTTGAAGCAGAAAGCAAAGTAAGAGATTTAGAAAGAGAAATAGGCCCAATCAAATATGTAGCAGAGCTTCTTTATGGTAGTTCAGACCAATCTGTTATGGACAAAGCAGTAAGAATATTCATACTGTTATTTGTTTTTGTATTTGACCCTTTAGCAATTATGTTATTGATTGCGGCTAACCAGACATTACTTAGGTACGGTATTAATTTAGAAAGCACAGGACCAAAAGAACCGCCAAGAGACCCAGAAGGTGATCCAGGAAGTTTTTGGGATAGTGACTTTGAAGAACAAAGCAGAGAAATATATGGCGACAATATGCCAGACCTTCCTAGTGCGGCAGAAGATGCCGCAAAGGCAATGGCCGAATCGGCTTCCGAAAAAAAAAGAACGGAAAAATTAAAAAAGGCCTTGTCGTTATTGGAAACAAAATACAAAAAAACATTAAAAGCTCTTGACGATAAGCCTAAAGAAGTTATAATAGAAAAAGAAGTCGAGAAGATAGTAGAAGTTCCGGTTGAAGTAATTAAAGAAGTGGTAGTTGAAAGGGAGGTGCCAGTTGAAAAGATCGTTGAGGTTGAAGTCGCAAAAGAGGTTGAGGTCATCAAGGAGGTTGAACGAATTGTCGAAAAGGAAGTTCCAGGACCAGAAAGAATTGTCGAAGTCCCAGGACCAGAAAGAATTGTCGAAGTCCCAGGACCAGAAAGAGTCGTCAGAGTTGAGTCCTCAGAAGGAGTAAAAAGGTTAAATAAAGAAATAGAAACATTACAAAACGAATTGCAAATATTAAGATCTAAAAAACCTGAGACTATAGAAAAAATAGTTGAAGTCGAAAAAGAAGTTCCAGTCGAAGTCGAAAGGCCAGCATCAGGTGATTTAAAAGACGCCGCACGGTTAATGGCAACTAGTGAATTAAATAAAGAAGATTTATCTGAAGCACAGATATTAGAATTGTTACAAAAGTCTTCTGAAGAAGAAGTAAAACGTAAACTGGGCTTTTGGGCAGTATCATTACCTAAAACAGATGTAGTTAAAGAGCCCACTAATAAAAAATACATAGGTAAAAAATGAGCGAAGATAAATCATTAACCTGTAATTTTTGTGGTAAAAAACGTGAAGAGGTAGAAAAACTAATCGCTGGACCTGGTGTTTATATATGTGATGAGTGTGTTCAACTAAGTTATGGTATTGTATCCCAAGAAGACGATCATGATTTTGGTAACTTAGATTTTGATAATCTCCCAAGACCGTCTGAAATAAAAAAATTCTTAGATCAGTATATTATGGGCCAAGACTCAGCAAAAGAAATATTGTCTGTAAATGCCTATAATCATTATAAACGCATAACTAATATCATACAAGATGTAGAACTAGATAAGTCAAATGTGTTATTACTAGGACCTACAGGCACAGGTAAAACACTACTTGCAAAAACATTGGCCAAGAAACTTCAGGTGCCTTTTGCAATAGCAGATGCAACTACACTAACTGAAGCAGGTTATGTGGGAGAAGATGTAGAAAGTGTACTAGAACGTTTGCTAATATTATCTGATTTTGATATAGAGTTAGCCCAAAGAGGTGTTGTTTTTATAGATGAGTTAGATAAAAAAGCTCGTAAGTCAGAAAACAATACAGCAACAAGAGATGTGTCAGGTGAGGGTGTGCAACAAGCATTACTAAGACTCATAGAAGGCACAAATTGTAAGATTAAAATGAACGCAAAAGCAAAGTATGGTGATGATTTTATCGAGTTTGACACATCAAATGTATTGTTTATATTAGGTGGAGCATTTGTAGGCATAGAAGAAATTATAGAAAAACGATTAAAGAGTAAAAGTAAAATAGGTTTTAACAGTAAGATACTAAGTGATACAGACAAAAATCAATTACTCACAAAGATTAATGCACAAGACATTGTTACATACGGTTTAATACCTGAGCTGGTAGGTAGGTTACCACTAATAGCAACTATGGATAATCTATCTAAAGATCAATTAGTAAATATATTGACAGAAGTTAAAAATAGTATTATAATACAGGTTAAGTCTTTATTAAAACTAGACAATTTAGAGATTAAATTTTCTAAAAACTATTATGAACAGGTATCTGTGTTAGCAGTAGAGTCTAAAATGGGTGCCAGAGCATTAAAAAGTTTAGTAGAGAACAGTTTAATAAACATTATGTTTAGGATAGAGGATTTCAATAAAACAGGTGTACAAGCCATTAGATTTGATAACTATCCAGACAGAGGAAATAAACCAATATTAGTATTTAACGATAGAGAAGAAGTAGATACTAATTATAAATTATACAGAGGAATAGATGAGTTGGAAAAACAACGATCACAAAAAGAACTTTAATAGTAAACGTAAGCCTTTCGCTAAAAAAGACGAGCATTATTTAGATAAGTTTAAAGGCAGAGCTATTGAAGTTAGAAACGATGACGTAAATGGTGCAATGAGACGTCTTAAAAAAGTTTTAGAAAAGATGGACTTCCAAAAAGAATTATCTAAAAGAGAATTTTTTGAGAAACCTAGTGCTAAACGCAAACGTATGAAGGACCAAGCAATCAAAAGAGAGAAAAAAGCAAAAGAGACAATGATAATGAGAGGTGAATGGTTACCTCCAGAGCCTACTGGTCAAAGTCATTTAAAAGGCAAAAGGCAAAAACGCAAAGCCTGGAATCAAGTAGAACGAGTAAAAGTATTAAGAAAAAGAGGTAGAGGCTCAGACTAATATGAAAATTTCTGTAGTAAGTGGAGGTTTTGATCCACTACATTCAGGTCATATAAATTTATTAGAGCAGGCGGCTACATTTGGAGACAAATTAGTAGTGCTGGTAAATAGCGATGACTGGCTAACTAGAAAGAAAGGCAGACCCTTTATGCCTTTTGAAGAAAGATCAACTATTATTCAACGTATGGACATGGTAGACAATGTGTATGCTGTTGATGATGCTGATGGAAGTGTAACTAATGGACTTATACAAGTTCGCGATGCATTCGGACACGATCATGATTATGTATTCTGTAACGGAGGTGATAGAGGAAAAGATAACATACCCGAAATGGCAGTAGATGGTTACACTTTTGAATTTAGTGTTGGTGGAGATAACAAAGCCAACAGTAGCAGTTGGATATTGAAAGAATGGCAGTATCCAACAGAACGCAGAGTATGGGGCGAGTTTAGTGATTTGTTTCAGGACTCAGCAGTCAGAGTTAAAGAGCTAGTAATTGAGCCTGGTAAAGGTATTAGTTATCAACGTCACTTTAAAAGAGATGAAATATGGTTTGTAAGTAAAGGACAATGTGTTGTAAAACATGGTAGAGATACAGACAAACCGGAAGAATACGATACAATTAATTTAAGAACAGATGAGTCTATACATATTAAAGTTAAAGATTGGCACCAGATTATAAATGTTAAGTCAGAACCTTGCCATATTATAGAAATACAATATGGTAAAGAAACTAACGAAGAAGATATAGAACGTTTAGAGTACTACGACGGAGAATAAATGGAGATGCGACAACTTAATGAGCAACGTGTTTGTGAAATACTAAATGATATAGTTGAGTTAGAAATGGCTGGAGTTGTTAGATATGCTCACAGTTCACTAATGGTTACAGGACCTAACAGAATACCTATTGTAGCATTCCTGCAAGAACAAGCAACTGAAAGTTTAGACCACGCCTTAATAGCAGGTGAATACATCACAGGCTTTAACGGACATCCTAGTCAGCAGATTGCTAACATTGAAGAAAACCACGATCATAGTGTTGAACAAATTCTACAAGAAAGTTTAGCACACGAAATGGCGGCAGTTGAAAAGTATAAAGAACTACTTGACGAAGTTGCTGATGCAAGTATAATGTTGGAAGAATATGCCAGAGGGCAGATTGGTATGGAAGAACAACATGCCTTAGAGATAAGGAAGATGCTAATGGATTATGGATCATAAAACCAAAAAAGTTGTATTTGTACTCACATATTTAGAACAAAAAGAATGGAATAAATTTTATCCTGCGTGGATGTTTAACCAAGTCTACACAGATTATCAATTTATAATTTTAGATAATGGCAACCAGTCCATAATGAAGGAATGGTGTAACTTAACTGGCTCCTACTATTACTCTTCTGAGTATAATATTGGAAGCAGTGGCGGTTATAACTGGATTTTTAAATCTGCAGAGCTATTAGGATTAAAACGAGCCGCATTACTACAAGCAGATGTAGAAATAATTAATAAAGAATGTTTAGATAAGTTATTTGATGACAAATGGCAGGAAAACGACATACCTTTTTGGCCACAAGAGCCTAGAGCAAATTGGGACCAAAATCCAGATAACGAAGGCGGAACCTATAACTTAGGCCAGTTTTTTAGTTTTAATCCTACATACCTATTAGAAAACAACCTGTTAGTAGACGAAAACTATGTTGTAACACATTTTGATGATGCTGACTTAATGAGAAGAATGCTGGAGGCAGGCACAAAACCACATAACCTTTTACTAGACTTTCCGTCTTTAGATTGTATGCCTGACAAAGATAACTTAGCAAACTCTGTGCCAGGTTTATATAACATGCACCACTTTAGCAGTAAGCAATCTGGCTCAGACAACCACAAAGAATGGGAAGTTTTAAATCAGCCATATCATAATAAAAAATGGTTTAAGAATTCAGACCATGCCTGGGAAACACCATTTGGTCATTGCGAGCCAGAATCTAAACCCACAATTACAGACTATAAACGCCTTGATTACAATAAAAAAGAGCCACATAGTCATAAATGGTTACCACTTGGCTATCCACCTTATCCAGTAGAGCATGAGTTAAATAGATTTTGGGAAGAACTAACCAAAAATAGTACATAATGTACTATATCTAGTATAAAAGGCTTGACATACATACAAGATATGCTATTATAAGACAGTAAGAAATTAATCTTACACATTATAGGAGTAATAAATGAACTTTATAACTAACACATTAATTGGAATAGGTGCTTTTTCTGTAATCGCAGGAACAATTTTAATAGCAGAATATATTTTATCAGGAATAGGCTTTACGTCAGAGCAAATTGGCACAGGCTTAATGATTGGCGCCTTTTTAATTATTGCACCACTATTTGGGGATCTAACCAGATCAGTATTTAAGCTCAACAAGTAGTTGACAAACTAACACAACCTGTTATAATAGATGTATGACTATGCATTTAGATAACAGGTTTTCTACGATCAATACCAAAAAGTATAAAGCCAAGATTACAAAAGGTAAACTTAAAGAGCTGGAACTTAGATGGCGTCAGCATAACAAACGTATGAAGCAGAATCATATGCATCATTTAAGGTACGACACTCTACAGGAGTATATGGATTATTGTTATGGTAAAGTCAGTATGCCTGACCCTCGTGACTACAGAACATTCAAACCATTACGTGAACAACGTAACTGGCGAGCAGTACAAGATGATGAACACAGAGAGAAGTATCCTAGTCTTATGGAAGAACAAATGAAGGCAGGTACATTTAATAGTGAAAGTATGGGACAGGGCACTAAGAAGGAGCCTATGAAGTACACAGGCGATCTTATACAAGGCATTGCTACTATGCACAAAAGTAACGCAGTACCTGTAATGAAAGGCACAGATCAAGCAAAAGATATAGCAAGGATGCGTAGAGGATGAAGAAAGAAGAAATAGTTACACTAATAGAAAACCTGCACCCAGAAGATAAACAAGGAAATATAGAAGCAATCTTTATAGGTAGGCACGGTGAGGTTATTAAAACAGACAGTATCAGATTAGATATGGATGGTGGACGATTAATAATTGTACAAGAAGGCACAGACCAATATGTTAGTAATAAGGAAAATTGGGAACAAGAGCTAGAGTTTTGTAGGAATAGGCAGTAGTGAATCTAGATCATATTATGATACCCAAAGGCTGGAAACTGCCTGAGTGTAATCACCCAATAGAAAAATGGTGTAGTAATTGCGACAGAGATTATGTTACATATGAAAAAATTCCACACTTTAGGAAGTATAAAGAGTTTCATGTGTGGACAGATAAAGAATTTGACGAGGAAATGAGGAATGCCAAATAGACAAGAGTTTCATCCAGATGAGATTAAGAACAGTAATAGAATTCAGAAGAGTGCTACCCCCAAATATGATGTAAGTTGGTATGTAAAATGGACAGCCAGCTCATTTATTTTAGCAAGTATGACTATGAGAGGAATACCTGAACTGGCATTTTACGATATTATGCTGAGTCTATTCGGTGTGACAGGCTGGTGTATAGTAGGAATACTTTGGAAAGACAGGGCACTGATACTGTTAAACGGAGTAGGCATAGTATTATTTTTAAGAACATTACTACAGGATTATATGTTATAATGGAAAAATCATTTAAAGAACAGGTAAAAACATTAGACACTACCAGCAAGGCAGGACAACTAGCACGTGAGTTAAATGCAGAGCGTAACAGACTTAAACAGGAACTAGAAGAAGCACAGGTACAGGTTGAGGACTTAACACCGGTCACGCCTGAGGGTACTATAGACAGTTATATAAAATGGTTAGCAACTGGTTTAGCAGTTACAGGTGTCTTTTTACAGAGTGCTGAGTTTATGACAATGGGCAAAATAGCCTATGCACTCAGCAGTATTGCCTGGGTATATGTAGGAAATTGCTGGAACGATAAAGCAATTATGATAGGTAGTGCTATAACAGGCACAGCAGTACTAATGAATTTAGCAGAGTTAATACAATGACAGAGATACCAAAAGGGCATGGCGCATGGCACGGCGGAAAAGGTTCAGTACCTAAAGATGCCAATAATAAAAATTATGCAGATAATTGGGATAAGATATTTGGTAAGGATAAGAAAGTAAAGGACGATTTTTCAGACAGAGCTAGACCAGATGGACTTATATGGGAGAGAGATAAAATTAAAAACGATGGGCCACCAATGCCTAACGGATTACAAAGAGCGTGGGAACGCAAGGATAAAAAATGATAACAATACCAGACTTAATTGGATTTACAGGAGTAGCATTATTAATAATAACTTATGCTATGTTACAATTAGATAAAATAGACCCCAAAGGTTTTTGGTATAGTTTTAATAATTTAATAGTTGCTATCCTTGTTACTGTTAGTTTAGTTTACACACCCAACTTAGCAAGTTTAGTTATAGAGTTCTTTTGGTTTATTATAAGTGTCTATGGTATTGTGATGTACTTTAAAAGACGTAATGTATAAACACAGGATTATAGAATGCAACGTTAATGATTCTTCTGATTGGGATTGGATATATGACGAAGCAGTACAAAACACTCTAGCAAATTATTTTAATTGGGCTGAGGAACATAAATCAGAAGTACATTTTGAGAAGAGCTGGGCAGACGTATCTTACAGTTTGACTATGCAGGTAGATGCAAAGTTTGATGACAGAGATACTTATGCATTATTTAAATTAACGTTTGGTAATGAGCCTTACACTAAGTTAGACACACATAAAATGGAATTCACACATGGCTAAAGCAAGTAAAAGACAAGCATTTAAAGAATCATTAAGCGATACAGCATTAGCATTTGCAATGAATGTGCCTATAGGATTTGGTATAATTGCATTTGCAAACTGGGTAGGCATTGTTGCTGTCACATACGAACAAAATGTACAATTGGTTATATTACAGAACATAGTTTTTACAACTGTAGCAATTATCAGAAAGACTTATGTGCGAGTATGGTTTGAAAATAGACGTATTAAAGGGTTGACATAAACACACATCTGTATCATAATACTATTATGAAAATACAAAACTATACACAAGACGGATTTGAGAAGGTTTGCGATGTTATTATACATCCTGACAGAGAAGACCAATGGTCATATGAAAATGTAAACAGAAAATATGTTGGTGATGACCATACAAGTTGGTTATACTTTATTGTTAAAAACGATGATATAATGAAGTGTGGCGAGTCAGGAAATCCTTTATTACTACAAACTTCTAACAGTGACAAGAAGAATCCAGTATGGAAAAAAGGTACATTCAGTAGACTAGGCAGGTATATGAATGGCGACACAACTGATGTTGTAATACGTGAAGCTCTATTTGAAGATGTAAGAACAGGTACAGTTAGCATTTGGGCTAAAAAATGTAAGATCACAAAAGTTAAAGTAGACATTATGGGCGAAGCACATTTTGTAGAGAGAACATCACACAAAGATATGGAAATGCTATATCTGGACCATTTTGTAACAGAATATGGTAGTTTGCCGCCATTAAATAAGGGCAGAAAGTAGAAAAAAGATAAATAACTTTGCAATAAAGAAGAGCAAGGGCAAAAGGATCGTAAGTGAATGGAGTCTACTGCAAATCCAAATTGCATGTAGAGTCAATGGAGATGATACACAAGGTAAGTGAATCGTAAGAAACACAAACCGAATGGTAACAAGGAAGTAGACCTACATTATGTATTAGGGGGTTGGCAACAACTCGGTAATACAGGAAGATTAAATCTTCAAAAGAGCACGGGCTATTGCTATATGGAAATAGTCTTCAAAAGTGCTCGGATTTATTCATCCAAGTTTAGAATGATGCTTAGGCATTATCTATTTGGGGTATCCAACAAAGGACTGAGAATGGCAACACTCGAAGTAACCAAGAAGTATACCAAGTAGGATAGAGGAACAGGACACACACTAACGAATGCTCCTCTACCCCGCGATCTTTTTATTCGCCAATAGGGTTTAAAAAGAACTAGTAAAATAAATTAACTTGCTTTTTAAAGGAGATAATATCATGGTAAGCAAACAATTTCGTATCACTTCTGATACACTAAACCCACTATATAGAGCCACAGTCGGATTTGACAGACTATTCAATGAGTTCGAAACTCAAATGAATTCTGCAACAAATTCACAAGGCTATCCACCATACAACATCAGTAAAGACGGTGATGATCTGTATTCAATTACATTGGCTATTGCAGGATTTAAAAAGTCCGAAATAGATATTGAGTTGGAAGACGGCAACTTACTTATTACTGGTACCATTAAACCTGATGAGTCCGGATATATGGATGACATCGAGTTTTTACATAAAGGTATTGCAGAGAGAGACTTTGTAAGAAGTTTTAAACTTGCTGAGTATGTGGAGGTTAAGAGTGCAAAATTAGAAGACGGTCTTCTAAAAGTCGAACTATTCAGAAATGTTCCTGACGCACTTAAACCACAAAAAATCAAAG